TGGGAGAGCGCAACAATGGCATTGTTGAGGTCAGGGGTTCGATCCCCCTTGGCTCCACCAAAACTTTCTTAGGGCTACTAAAACCCTGAAAAAGTGTGAAGGGACAAGAAGTTAGAGCGGTTCGATAACCGCCATTTTGGCAATATTCCAAAGGCTTCGCAAAAACCAGTTTCAGCACAATTCTCTTGTCCTCGATACGCTCAGAAACCCAGAGTTTCTGCGGGTTTCGGAGGAATTCAAGGGCGGTTCGATAAGTTTGGTCGAACGGCTTTAACGGCCTGCCGCAATTCTTCGTAATCTCGGCTAATCCCGCCTTCCTAATCTCAAGATTTTTGATGTGCTCTTCATAGGCCTTGATCACGCTGGGCGAGTCCGTCGCGATAATCCGATCCATGAGTTGCCCGACCTTCTTTTCAACTTCTGCCAGTTCCTTTTTCGCGAGCATGGATTCCTGTCCCAAGTTCTTCTCCCCCTCCCGCCAATGATCCTTGAGTGCTTCAACAGCTATTTTGAACATGTCTTCAGATGGACACAGGCTTTTCAAAAGGATTTCAAACTCGGTTTCCATTTTCTCCTTGCGGACAGATTTTTTGTATTCGGAACACCCCTTCGTTTGGCAAAGGTAATAGGGATAAGCCTTCTTCCTGCCTCGCGACCAGCAAGCGGTCATAGGCTGGCCGCAGCAAGCGCAGATCACAAATCCGCGCAGAGGAAAGTCATCATGTACATCCACGCGGGCTGGTGCCTTGGCCTGACCCTTCAAGCGGTCTTGGATCTTTTGCCACGTTTCAAGGCTGATTATGGCTTCGTGTTTTCCCGGTTGGAAGTGAACATCCCATCGTGGAAAATGAACATATCCTGCGTACAGAGCATTGTTGAGCATGTCGTCAACGCGCTGATAATGTACTCGCCCATTATGTCCTCTGGGAAAGACGGCATGGCTTTCCAGAAAGTATTTTATCTCCGGTCGTGTTTCAAATCGCCCACAAGCATAGCCTTCCAAAGCTTCCTGCACGATTGAAGCCAGCGGCTCATCACGAACCAATAGTTTGCCGTGGTTAGGCATGGACTTGTAGCGATAACCATATGGAGCTTTTCCTGTCCAGTAACCGTTCATTACGCGCGCCCGCATACGATTCTTGACCTGCTCGGCGTTCTTTTGCCGTTGGTGTTGCGAGACGCTGGCCAGAAGATTCTCAACAAGGATGCTGTCGGAATCTTCGCCAAACTCAATAGAAGGGGATTCCAGTTTACCGCCAGCGGCACCGATTGAAGTTCGTAAATCCAGATGCGCTTCAAGTCCACGTGCAAGACGGCTGATGTCATCGATGATGACGGCGATAATTTCGCCTTTTCTTTTACGCAGAAACCTCAACATGGACTGCATGCCGGGGCGTTCGATAAGGCTGCCTGAAATGCCTTCATCGAAAAATGTTTCGATGACTTCATATCCTTTATGCTTTGCATATTCGCGGCAGCGCGTTTCTTGCGAACTTAGGCCGTGGCCTTCTTTGACCTGTTTGGCACTGGAAACACGGCAATAAGTGACAGCAAATTTAATCATGCGACCTTTTGATACACCTCATTTACGAAAACAAGGGGCGCACATAAATCAGAGAGCTTTCTCTCCAATATCAGAAGCAAATCAAGATCACGCGCGAGCCTATCCCGCGAAGCAACCAAGACAGCAAACGGTTTTCGTTGTTGGTGCAGAAAATCCAGTAATGCATTAAAGCCCGATCTGTTTTCTGAAAGACCTGACACGCCAGAGTCGGAAAAAACTTCGATAACCCCGCATCCGTGCGCCACCGCATAGTCGCGGCAAAATCGTTCCTGTTTTTGTGCCTCTACGTCTAGGCCTTCTTGTGGGCCGCAGGCCGTGTGGCAATAAATCACGCTTTGAATAGGCATTTTTCTCACTTTAATCCGTTTCGTTGCCCGCACCATTATAACACAAACATCCACAAAATCATTGGGTCAAGTGCTTGCTTTCACGGTTCTTTTGACACAATTGCACTGGATGGACACCAAAGGCTTGGTCCACAAAATGCCCCATAATATTCCACACAGCCATGATAAGTTCGTCTTTTTGCTCATCAGACAAGTCAAAACTCTCCACCATTTGCCGATATTTCTGAAGATCAGGTAGAGTCATAGATAACTACTCCTGATCGTTCGGCGTTGTGGAGCGGGTGGCGACTGAGGCGGTGCGGTAGCGACTTCCGGCGCGGGGCTGTTGACTTCCGTGACGAGGCCGAGGGCGGTTTCAAGGCGGAGCCAGATAGTTTCGTTGAAGCGGTCGATGCCGACGCTGGCGGCGGCGGCGCGCGCGTACACGCGGCAGTCCAACGCTTCGTTACGTTCACGCTCTTTGCGCCACTCGCGGAAGGGGAAGCCCCGTTTGTTCTTGCTTGTGACGAGGCGTTCCGCCGTCAGCTGCTTGAAATAATCCTCGCCGTATTTGGGGAAGTGGCAATATCCTGCCGGATAACGAATGCCTTGCGCCTTTTGCTCGTCCGTCGGCGCGTCTTTGCGAAGGCACCCATAAAGCTCGGACTTGGCGAAAGATGATCCCACGGGCCAAACCAGAAGGCCTCGCCGCTTGCGTTTCCCTTCAACCGTCACATCCATATGGCTGGGCGCGCCAAGCGGCGCACCAAGGCGGTCAACGCCCTTGACGGCTAAAACCCTATCGCCTTGCTGACGGCGTACCCAGTCGTAAACCTCCTGCGTTGCATAGCCCGTGTCGATGGCGAGTTTGAGGATCGCGAGATTGACCCCGTTTTCATGCGTGAAGCTTTCGGCCAACACTGCGTCGAGCGCGATCCACACATCCGCCTTGGCAGGATCTCCTTGCAAGACACGATAATCCACTGACCAGCATTCGCGGTCGCGGCCCCATGCCACGATTTCCAGTTCAAGGCGGTCTTTCTGCACATCCACGCCAGCTGTAAGGAACAAGCCGCCCATTGGCACGGTAGCTATGCGGTAATCTTCACGCCGATCATAGAGGCGATGCCATTCTGGGGCTTCGCCGCTTTCGACATAGGTTTCCCCAAGCTCGGTGTTTTTGAACGATTTGATCGAAGCATCCGAACCTTGCGCGTCGAGCCATGCCCGCGCAATTTCTGCCCAGCTTCGCCAACCCAGCGGCGAATACAAACTGGAAATATGGAAGCCTGCCGTGCGCCCATCGCCCTGCGCGTGAGCCTGCCAATAACCGTTCGCCAGCATCTCCGTTTTGTGATGCTCGGCAAACAGCTGGCTGCAATGTTCGCACTCATACGCTGCCTTGTCGGGTTCATTGTGCGGCCATTTGAGCTGCGAGAATTTGAGCCACTGAAACGTGCCGCATAGCGGACACGGCACCATGTAGCGGCGTTGATCGCTGGCCTCATATTCACGCTCGATACGCGACAGGCCTTTGACCGTCGGCGTTGAAACAATATAAATCTTGCGCCGCGCAAAAGTGCGGGTACGCGCCTCGGCCAGAGCTACGGGATCACCTTCATCCTCCACGTCGCCGGGGAATGCGTCAACTTCATCCAAAAACAGGAACCGCACGGGCATGGAGCGAAGCCCCGCCGCGCTGTTTGCGCCCGTCATCACCAGAATGCCGCCCGGAAACTCTTTGACCAAAATCGTGTTGCCCGAATCCTTGGATCGGGCGGGCTTGATCAATTGGCGAAGAACAGGGCTTTCTTCAATAAGCGGCTCGATGCGCTGTTTGGAATTGCGCTTGGCCATCTCCACAGTCGGGTTGACACTAAGCGTCGGCCCCGGTGTTTGATGAATGATATAGCCCAGCCAGTTGTTGCCGCATTCCGTCCCGCCAATCTGCGCGCCCTTCATAAAAACGACGCGCTCTATGGGAGAGTTTGCGGACAAACAATCCATCGGTTCGCGCAAATAGGGCGTTCGGCTTGTGCGCCACGGCCCCGGCTCGGACGAGGCCTTGCCGGAAAGAAGGCGGTGTTGATCCGACCAATCCGACACCACTTGCACAGGGTCAGGCTTCAGCCCTTCCAGATAGGAAAGGATGTAAGCAATTTCTTGCGGATTGTTCATCAGAGATTGGCCGGATCGGACTTGGCGAATTCTTCGAGCACACGCGTAATCTCCTCGGTCAAAAGCTGATTGACCTTGAAGCGGTCGGCCTCGGCGGCAAGAATGGCGTCAATGCGATTGGGAATGGCGATAAGCTGGTCGCGTAATTGCCGCGCAAGGTTGAACCAGCGAACCGTTACCTTGTCGAGGGGTACGAGGCGGCTGGCCTTTTCCTCATATTCCATCTTCCGCAGCCGTGCGACGTACAGTTCACGGATTGCGCGGCTTTGGATATAGGTCGGGCCTTCATTGGACGAAGCTTCGGCAACGCTTTCCGCTTTCGCTTTAAGTTTCGTCTGTAGGGCGGGTTTTTCCGCACCTTGCGCCTCCACTTGCCCCGGATCACTGTTTTGCTCCCATTCGCGGTCAGCTTGAACAGGGTCAATCTTGCCGTCGGGGTCGCGTGAGATACGCCCCCGCGAGACGGCTTTCATCACGGCACTCTTCGAGCATCCCCGATGCGCGGCATAGGCTCGGATTGAAAGTCCCATCGTTCATTTCAGGTTCTGTGCAGGCTGTTGTAGTCGATGATCCATCCTGCGAACTCGCCAAAGCGGAAAAACGGAATGGCTTCGTCGCCCAAGATGGTGGGATCGATGGGTCTTTGAACGCCGCTCAGGCTTAGTTCCTTGGCGATAATCTCCTCCGGCTTCACGCCTGCCGCAATTTTATGGGCCAGCGCAATACGGGAAAGGATGGTGGCGGGGTAGCCCTGCACAGCCTCGCATTTATCGACCACAAGGATTGCGCCACCGGGGCGTAGATTTTCTTTGAGCCGATCAAGGAACCTTTCGCGTTCGCTTGGTGGGAAGAACATCAGCACCAGAAAGCAAATGGCTAGATCAAAGGACTGGTAGGGGAAAGACAAGGCATTGGTGATCGCCAGTGATCCGGGGCCGTCATAGAGCGCAGCCATCTCTGCGCTTTCTTCGATAGCTATAAGCTCGGCCCCGCGAGTGTCTAATGTTGATTGCAAAGCGCGGCCAATGTTGCCCGTCGAGGCTCCGATGTCATAGACAAGGCCGCCTTGGGGAATGTAATGCCGTCCAATATAGGAAACGGCAGAAGTTAGAAGATCGTACCACGGCAATTGTTCACGAACATGATGCTCAAATCCTTCGGCCACGTCCTTATTGGCAAACGTCCATTCTTTCGGGATCTGCATGGCAGAGCCTCCTTTCACTTTCTAAATGTTTTGGGGAATCAGTTTTTAGGGCTGAAGGTTTCGAGAACCGTGTCTCTGGTCAGGGCGACGATGCCGAAGGCTTCGTACATGGCGCGGGTTGAAGGGTTGCTTTCGATGGCAACATAGGTTTCAGGGTTCGCGCCATATTTCGGGAAAACGTAGGTTTCGAGGATCTTCTTTTTGCAGGCGGGTGGGTACAGGAACCATTCGTTGAAGTAAGCCGCATCTGGCTTCCAACCCGTCTTTTCTTTGATGCTTTTGAGTGTCGCGGCCTTGTGCATGGCGGGGCGCGCCGTGATCAAAATGACCGTGGCGTGTTTAATCCGGCTAAGGAGATCGAGGGAGTAAGTTTCGTTTTCAATCTGACGAGCGAAGGGTTTCAGTTTTTCATGGCTGTTTGAAACCAGCGTAAAATTCAGATCGAGCAAAATAATCATAACGTCATGCCTAACCGCTTTTCATAGGCAGCGACGGCTTCGTCAACCAACCCCATGCGGCTGCCATCAGGATACGGTAAATCAAACTCAAAAGCGATAGCTGCTTTTAGTTTCTTCGCGTCAACGGGCAACGGATTACCGCAAATTGCTGTGACGTTGTTGGCTTTGTCTTCGACTTGCACACGCTCAAAGAACGGACTGAAGAGTTCGTAAAACTCTTTCTGCGAATGATACTTCTGAACCTTCGGCTTGGCTTGAAAGTCACCCAACGTGATCCCGCCTTCATATTCCAGCCGAAATATACATTCTTTGAGGCGACGTTCGGAGATTTGATTGCCGCCAGCGACGTTGCGCCAGTTGGAATGCGCCCGCGAGGAAGCTGCTGCATAAAGCCGCGTCCTAGGGCAGCAAAGCGCGGCGCACAGGCAGGCGATATGTTCGCGGTCTTCGCGGAAGGGGACGCTATTGAGAACCGAGGAGATAAAAACAGAGTCGTATTTCACGCCCGCCGCAACGTCCGCCAGAAAGGCGCGCGCGACGCGCAGGCTCTCTGCCTTGTCGATTTCATCCGTGTCACCGATACGAAAAGGCTCAAAGGCTGATACGCGCACACCGATGGACCGCAGGATTTTTGTTTCAGTCAAATGCCCTGCACCAAAATCCACCACCGAAGTCCCATAAAGCCGCTTCCAGTGTTCGGCGTTCTTCGGCTCGGTCACGTCATATTCTTTGACAGCGGTTTTCTTGTAATGGGCAAAGATGAAACCCCAGCCTAATTCGGAGCGCACACGTCGGACGCGCCGGAAAGAATTGTAACGGAGCAAGTCGGCATAACGGGTGTGGATGTCGAAATCCATGCTGAGAAAGTTCAACATGGCTTGTGCTAGTTCGGCCTGCGTGTCCGTAATCCAAACCACCGAGACGTGGCTTTCACCGCGATCCGCCGCCAGTTCCAGCCGCCCGATGCCGTTGATGATTTTGTGATCGCGGGTCGCAATGATCGGCATTTGAATGCCTCGCTTGCGAAGCATTTGCGCGAGGTTACGGGCATACGGAACCCAACGGCCCTTGTTGGCTTTTAAGAGCGGCGCGAGGGGAACTTTCTCGACATTCAAACAAGGGCAGCCATCCGTTTGATCGGGCAGCTCGGCGGCGATGTCAAAAACGTTGCACTGCTCAAGCGCCTGCTTCAGCGTGTCAGGCGCATCCGAGTTTTGCATGTCGTTGGTACCGCGATTGAACGCAACGTTAATGGCTTTACGCTCTTCCAGTGTCATGCGCGGGATGTAACAGACAGGCACTTCCTTCATGCCCATGCGCGTCGCGACAAGGTGCCGTTGATGGCCGGAAAGGATTTCGCCGTCTTTGTCGGCATAAATGGGGAGAAGCCAGCCCAGTTTGCGAAGGGATAGTTCGATAATCTTGAGGCGAATGGGATCAGACTTGCGGGGATTGTAGGTGCTGGGGCGCACGTCGGTAATCGGAACGAGTTCGATCATAGCTTCAACCGCCTCCGAATTTCTTTTTTGATGGCATCTTTCTCAAAACCAACGGCGTCGCGAATGGAATCGTGCCAGCGCAGATAATCATCGCGGGAGATGGGGAGACGGTAGGAGCCAACCACACATTGCGTGTCGGACTCTTCTTGATGTTCGTTGGCTTCTCCACCGTCGAACCCGTCGCTTAAATCGTCTTGAGCTTCGTTTAAAAGCCGCTCAATTTCGTCTTTAGAAAAACCGATAACGCCCATATCAAAATCCTTGGCCATAAGGACTTCGACATGCTCGCCCAAAAGTTCCTTATCCCATGTCGCATTCTCGGCCAGCTTGTTGTCGGCGATGACGTAGGCGCTTTTTTCTTCCTCGCTCAACCCATCGAGAATGACAACGGGAACTTTCTTGAGACCCACGAGCTTGGCTGCTTCAAGCCGCCCGTGCCCAGCAATCACGCCCGCCGTGCTATCGACAAGAATTGGCATCACCATGCCAAAGCGGATAAAGCTCGCGGCGATCTGGCTGATTTGCTCGTCGCTGTGAAGGCGCGGATTCTTTTCGTAAGGCAGAAGTTTTGTTGTGGGCCAAAACTCAATCCGCTCCGCCATGCGTGGGAGTTTCGTGTCCATGGAGTCCCAACTTTCTGGCTGTCCACTACGGGTGGACGAAAGGACGCTGTCCACCTGTCCACGCTTGGAAAAGTGTCCACCCTTTTTCTATGCCAACGCTAGAGATGTCCCGCGCTACGCCCGCCCGCATAGGTTTTCGGGCTGGAAGTACCTTGAAGATCAGGACGTTGCAGCTTTGTGGACGAGTGCGGGGACAGGTAAAAAGTCCAACAAAAAAGCCGCCTGAAAAATCTTTCGGCGGCCTTTGATCCACGTCTCGCAACGATACACAATTGCTACCCCTCCAACGTGGGATCGTCAAGAACTTTTTTTGTCGGAATGTGAAGAAAATTAAAGCCGCCACAACGTCGCCAGTTTTTCAAGGCCGCGATGTAGTGTTTGGACGCGGTCTGTTGTGCCCGCATACTTGTTATGACCGCACACGTCGATCACGATTTTCTTTTGCGCGTCCGACAGCTCTCCATAAGCTGCGCGCAAAACCTCTTCGCTAATGGGCACGATCAACATGGCCATTTCAGGATCATACGCGCCGCCCGATGCGGGATCTTCAACCTTGATCCTCAGCACGGCGCGTTGATAAGCGCGACGAAACTTTAGCCCCGCCTCATATTCGCTAGGTGTCAGACGCCCATCCCAAAAATAATAATCCAACGCACACTCAATGCGCACGCGGTCACAAATCATATACGGGTTGCCGCGCAAATCCCGATCTATGACTTCCGTTATCACGCCCCCGCAATGTGTCCGAAGCTCCATTGTTGCTCGCTCTCCCAAGCGCACGGGCAACCCTCTTTTTGCCTTGCGCCTTTTAGCCATGAGCCACCGCCCGTGACCCACAGGACACTTTTTCGGTGTCGTGATTATTATGACAAATCAACCTTTCCGTTTCGTTGATTATGGAAAGATATTTTGCCAAGAATGGCTGTTTTTCCATCATTTCTTGCCTTCCTGTGTATGTATGTCTTGGGAGACGGTGAAAGTAAGGAGGCGGCCCAGCGCGTGTTCCAGCGCCGCTCCATGACGACCTTCCAGATAGTCGGCGTGAAAACGTGAGGGCGCGATGATGCGGCCTGCCTCAAGGTCAATGAGACAAGGCGACAACCATCGCTGAACGAAACTTTCGTTGAAGACAAAATGCCCTTGCAATTTTTGGCGCACGGGTTCCGGCAAGGGCGGATAGCTTGTAGGCACTGCTGGGCTATCCGCTTGACCAAAGGTTGCCGCGTTAGGATCAATCTTCAACGCTCGATCTAGCCAATTGAGCCACGTTTGTCGCCAGCCTTTTTCGCTGCGACGAATGTCGCTGCCTTTGCCAAATCCAAAATACTGTTTGAACTTCACGGCCTGCTTGCTGATTGCCCCGCTTGCCCAATTTCGCTCAAGCGCTGTCTCGCGCCATTCGTCAGGCAAAGACCAATCCTGCGGAAGGTTGCTGACAACGGCTTTCGGCCTGCCTCGTTTTTCGACGGAAGACGCACCTCCAGCGTTGCCGTCAAAAACCACAGGGGGGCTTTCGGGGGTTATTCTTTTCTGAATTTCTGACTCTTGTTTCTTAGGCTCGGACTCCTGCTCGGAGCCTTGCTCGGACGTTTGCTCGTCCGGCGCAAAAATGCCTTTCTGATTCAAATAGCTGCTCTGCCCTCCTTTCGCGCCATTCTTGCGCAATCTGGCTCGTATGTGTGTGTCGCGCACCATGCGCCTGCAAAAAATGCGACCTTTAACATCGCGGGAAAAAACACCGTTTCGGGAAAGCTCATCAAGCAGCCTTTCAACCTCCTGTTCGGCAACACCGGTCAAAAGAGCGATGTCCGTAGAGGAGCAAGGTCGTCCAGCTATGACTATGAACCCGGTCGGGATGGATCTTGCCGCGATGCACAGAAGCCGCATCCAAAGGCCTTGTGCGTTAAGCGAACACACGCGAAGCGCTGGGTCGTTTTCCCAGTCGCTCCAATAGAATTTGCTCCATGGGTAGGATAATTTCATTTGGGGCGGCTCCCCTGATAATCCTTGGAGCCAACCCAGCCGTAATCGCGATCCCATTCCGCCATTTTCTTGCGGAAGGAACGAATCTTCTGAAAGGACTCTTCGCTAACGCGACCCTTTCCTGAAGAGTCGCGACAGCATAAGTCACTGGCTTCCCCAAGCGGTAAACTTGCTATGGGGTCTATATTGGAAGGAACGATACGATTGCCATCAAGATGAGTACACAGTGCGAAGAAACGCTGATAGTGCATCAGCTCATCTCCTGCTCGTATCGCAAAATGGCTTGCCCGATGAGGAACGGGATTTGCGGTACGACGGCATTGCCGAGGGCGCGCAAACGCTCCACTCGGTTGGGAATCCCATGAGCCACTCGACCCACGTTGGGTTCAATTGACCACTGCTCTCCGACACGACCATGCTCAAGCCAAGCTGCTTCCCCTTGGCAGCGCGGCGCTGCACAACAGGATGGCTCAGATTCCCCCTGTCTCGACAATCGCTGGCGTTTGGCGTCGGCCAAAGCTTCTGCTTCTGCGCCGATCCTGACCGATAAGCCATCGCCGCCCATTCTTCGCGGCTGTGGCATTTCTCCTTCAGCATGAGGAGCGCCCCATCGTTCGTGAATCCCCGAACATCCGGCGTTGGCCATAAGGCCATCGTCGTTGGATTGACTTGCTCCCATAGATTGGCCGGCCTCGTGCGTCCTTTCCGCGTTGTCTGGGCTTGATGCAAGAGTGCTTCCGGCGACCGCTGCGGAAGATGGTCCATTGTGTTGGGCATGGCCCACAATCCACACGCGGTCTCGTCTGTGCGGCGCGCCAACGGCGCAAGCTGGAACAATAAACGGCCAGACGGTGAAGCCTTCAGCTTCCAACGATGAGGCAACTTCGTCGAAGCCGAGGCTAATATGTCCAGCAACATTTTCGGCAACGACCCATCGCGGCCTGATCTCTCGAACAAGGCGATACATCTCCGGCCAGAGATGTCTTTCATCTTCCTCGCCACGCCTTCGTCCTGCCATGCTGAAGGGCTGGCAAGGGTATCCCCCGCAAACAAGCTCGACTGCGCCCCTGTATTGCCCGCCGTCGAGCGCGCGCACGTCCTTGTGGATCGGCACGTCCGGCCAGTGCTTTCGCAAGACGGCGCGGCAATAAGGTTCAACCTCGCAAAAAGCGGCGGTTCGCATTCCTGCGGCTTCGAGACCGAGAGAGAATCCGCCGATGCCTGAGAAGAGATCGAGAACATTCAATCCCCTATTCTACCAAAAGCAGGTCGGAAAACTCCAACCCTTGCGGAGCGCGAGCAACAAACACGCGGTGTCCTCGCTGGCTATGCTCCAGCGAGGCTTCTACCAAAATGCGCTCGGCCATATGCGGATTGCTGTTGTTCCCCTCTGGGCACAAAATCAGTTCCTTGGCCCCTTTTGGCACAGGTGCTTTCAGATTATTCAAGGTCATTGACGCATAGACCGTTAGGTCTGGACAGGCGCGCGCAATAGTCAGCGCCGATTCAATCGTCTCGGTAATGACGATTTTTTCTGGATTGCTCTCTTGAACATGGACATAAGCACCGAAGCATTCACCAAACATGCGGCGAATGGTGCCTTGCGCGACATGCGCCGTATCAATGCCGCTTGGAGCAAGATAGGTGCGATGAATTCCGGCAAACCCGCCGTCTATGGTTTGCGCCATAGCGACCATTGCAGGAAATTGCATTCTGGTGGGGTCATGATAAAGATTTGAATGAAAACGAATGCTCTCTGGAAAAGAGTCGTTGAAGATAAGCCCGCGCGTAAAAAGATAGCGTTCGACAAGGCTGTGTGCAGGCGACCGACTTTCTTTCCAGATTTTTTCTGCCATTTCACGCTTATGCTGCCTGATGGCCTCGTCAGACGGGGGCAAGTCCGCGTAGTGCAACGCCGCGCCAATAGTTTCTTGCTGGGTACGGGGTTCGATGAGAGGCTTTTTAAGCGACAGAGCTACCACTTGGGCAAAACTCAATCCTTGAGTTTCCATAATCCAAGAAAGAGCGTCACCTTCCGCGCCACAAACAGAGCAGGCGTAATGGTTCGCCTTGGGGTTAACGGTAAATGTTGAAAGGCGTTGATCGCCGTGAAAGGGGCAAAAGCCGCGCCATGTGTCACCACTTCGGGCAAGGCGGACTTTCTCGCTTACCAGTGCGACAAGGTCATGCGCCGCGTTAGCTTGATCTATATCCTGAAGCCGGATCGAGCGATTGGCTTCGACCCGTTTTACTGATGCTTTTTCTCTGAAAGCAGACGCAATTGCGTCCGTATCTGTCCTACGTTCGTTCATGGCAATACCCGAAAAAGTGAGAGAAATCAGAACGATCAGCAAAAACTGTATGGCCTTCTGGCAGAATCATTTCTGTCTTTGCTTGTTCCCGTTCCTAAGTGTTGGCATATTACCAACAGCTAGGCAAGCAGGAATCTTCTAAAAGTTTAAAAAACAGCGTGGTTCATGGTGAACGAAAGTAAAACAGCCAGCTTCCGCCTTGCTATATCGTTGGCGTTATGGCATCGTCTCCGTTGAAATGAGGCCGAGAACTGTCTATAATGTTCTCTCAGGAATCTTCGGGAATGATCAGGGTATGAAACATCGACTTAAAGAAATTGTGACGACACGGGATCTCGGAATCCGCCCATTGGCAAAGCAGATGGGAGAGGATTATTCGGAGGTCAGCCGCGTTGTAAACGGACAAAGAAAGCTCACCATCGAGTGGCTTCTTAAGTTCAGCAGGGTGCTGAATCTCTCACCGAATGAAATCGTTGATATTGATCTTGGGTTGCCTTCGACTTGCGATCAGGCGCTCTTAGGCTCTGTGATAGGTTTTATCTTTGAGGCTTGCGAAGAGGTGGGCGCGATACTCGGCCCCAAAGAACTCGCTTCGTGGATTTCGTTTATCTATAACGATACCATCCGCCATAACTTAAGCGTTGAGCAGACAAGAGAACTGGCTTTTTCTATCGTGAGGACGACCCAAAAACAAAAAGGGGCCGCTTAATCAAAGCAGCCTGATCTGGCTGTCATCACCGTCTTTTTCTATCAACAAAGAGGCTGTCCTATACGAAAAGACAGCTTCGGCAAGTCTCCGCCCCATCGCTTGAAGCGCGGCGTTCAACTCATCCGCTCGGCCAGCTTTGAAAAGACTGACGGCAAGGTCTGCGTCTTCCGAGGCAAGAGTCATTTGTCCGCTAAGTAATTCGAGGAAGCCTTGCGTTACATAAGCCGCTTTTTGTTCTGTTACGCCATTCTGAAGCAAGTCGTTCTTAAAACTCATAAACAAACCAGACCTCTCCAGCGAAGAGGCTCCTCCTCAATTAGGCCACTGCCCAGCGGGCAACAATGTTGGTAATATGCCAACACATTGCGGCGAAAGCAATAAAAATCGCACTGGCTTCAGGGGATATCCTGAAAAGCAATGAAAAATGATGCCGTGCTGATTAAAGGGCTGGTTTTTATCGCGTTGAAAAACCAGCAAAAAACGTAAATGTCGTTACCTGTTTATTGCAAGAAACGGCTTAAAACTAAACAGCAGCAAATAACATATAATGAGTGCGCCCCGTGGCCGACCATGTGTTCTTATAACCCCATCCTGCTTTTTTTGCAGCCTCGGCAACAAAAGAAACAGGGAAGCGATAGGAATTAAGGACAGGCAGATATTCGCCTTCCTCGATTGCATATTGAGCACCATCAAAAAAGACTATTTGATCTCTATTGGACTTAAATCCCAAGGCAAGCTGATAGTTATCAGGCGTCCAATTGACATGATAATCAAAACCGTTGGTATCAATCGCGCGCTCAACGCAGCCCCGAATTAGATAATCGAATTGAGGACAATCATAAGCGCCCACAATTTCCTTTTCATTCGTGTTTGCATCAAAGCTAACAAGAAAATAACTGTTTTCGCCAACAGCACTTCTGTAGATGGAGAAGATTTCTGACAATCGGGTTAGCAAATCTGCTTTGCTTGTATGTGTTTCAAAATTGCCAATGGTTCCCCCCACGATAGCAAGAAGGGAGTTGTTTCTGTGCTCAGGGATACTATCAAAAAAATCAGCGATTAACGGTTTCCCACTCACAGCAGGAATGTTCATCTTCATAGTTGACAGCGCTTCATTCGCTAGTGTCGGGGACAAATCAACGGGGAAATATTCTGTTGCACCCAACGCCTTCATGAAAGGAAGGCTTTTGGCTCGGACAGAGGCTTCTCCGCCAGGGCCAAGATCAAAAAAATGTTTCACATTAAGGTTGAGCTCTTTTACGGCAAGATCAAAAGTTGCTTTGTCATCGCGGCCAAGATAATAGGATTCTGCGCTATGCCCATCTTTCCAGCGATGATCATCTCGATCCTCTGTGTACATGTAAGCGCCAAGATGTCCTGTAGTTTGACCGGAAAGCCATTCGTGTATGGCTTGATTAAAAGCAGAAGCCTCAATTTGTTTTTGGATTTGTGCGTTCATAATAAATGATCCTTATTTTACTTTTGGTTCTTTTGCCGCCGCCCACATAGCTTCAAATTGACGGCGATAGGCACTCGTAATGGTTTTGTTTTGTATTAAAAGAATAAGAGGATCTTCCGGTGCGGTTGTTACGATGATTGCCATTTTGTCCCCATATATATAAAAAGGAACATTTGAAAAATTTTCTTTAGCTTGCCAACGATATTTACAATAGTCTGATGCGCCAAGATCGAGATCGCTTTCTTCAATAAGACATCTCATTCTTAGTTTGTCGTATGAAGCCATCTCTTTTCGCTGGTAATCAACAAAATCTCCGAGCTTTTTTTCAAGATATTCTTCAGCAATGCCGCAGATAACGATTTCTTCTGTTGAATGTTGCGCTACATACCTAACATCATCGAAGAAGGCTTTAAGACCGCTTACCCCCGTTAGGGTTCTGACTTGATGTCCAGCCCATTGGACGCCGCCATTACCCGTAAATTCGACCCCAGCCTCTTCAAAGACGGATTGCAGCTTTTCCATAGTTGAACTGCGGGGCTGAGTTTTCTCATTTTCAATAAGGCTAATGGTATTGCTTCCGAACCCTGTCTTTTCGGCAAGATCGGTATTCTCCCATTTCAATAAGGCGCGGGCAGCTCGAACTTGTGCAGCACTAATCATTACGACCTCCCCTTTGATTGCCATTTTTAGGTAGTTATGTACCGAAAATGGGTAGGCACGACCCTTTTTACCCGATTTCAGCCCCAAAGTCAACAGAAACGAAAGTAATTTGCGGCAAAAACTACATTGACTTTCGCTTTGTGTCAATGATATAACAAATCGTAAGATAGTTGCGGTTTAATGAGAAGCGAGTTGCGGTTTATACAATTCAGGACATATTTGAACCAATCCATTGTTCGGGGAGATAACTAAATGATTGATTTTAATACAGCTTATAAGAATCAGAGCGAGCAGAACTCTAGCTATCATGCTTGCTCCGGCCAGAAGGCCATCATTTTGTCTTTTCCTTGCAGCTTTCCGCAAACAACCACAGAAACTGTTTCTGAGACAACTGTAGACGACATCATCATGCACCGCCTGAGTGCCCCTCTTTGCGCCGATGAAATGACTGCCATTATGGATATGGTTAAATACCGCGCTAAACGTTTGGGTCAGGAGCTTTGGGTTACTGCATGCAATTTCTTAGCGACAATGAAAGTTGAGGAAATGGAAGACCTGCGCCGATGTGATTTTGTCCGCGCCGTTGAGTATCTCGTAACAATTGAGCCTACTGCACAGGCGTAAAGGATAACACAATGATGGATTCTTCTCCCATGAAAGAGAAATTAGACAATATCCGCGACCTTATCGAGAATGCCAAGCCCGCCGAGGAATATTTTGCTGAACACACTAGCTGCCAGAGGGATGGCTCGGCAAATGTCTATCAAAAGCATTTAGACGCGCTTATGGAAGAATTCGATGCCCTTGTTGGCGATGATTACGTGAACAAGAACGAAGCTATGTCAATTCGTGCATTAGTCGCCTACGTCGCGCACGAGCACAAACTTAGCGAAGCGGTAGCCTGCGCTATCGTAGAACAACAATTCGGACTTGAGGAAATTAGAATGCTCCCCAAGCAAAGGTACATGGAAGTGATTAACTATCTGGTCGATTTTGACCCAAGAAGAATAATGAACTGAAGATAGAGAAAAAAGTTATTTTTGGGGAAAGCAATGCAACTTCAAGCAACACAGGTTAGAGCCGCAAGGGCGATATTGAATTGGTCTCAGGAAGAGCTTGCAGACCGTTCGGGAATCGGCATTACGACCATTCGCCAGATCGAAAGCGGTTATGCCTCCCGCAGAAACACGACGATCAGCCTTTGCGGAACTTTTGAAAACGCTGGGCTTGAATTCATAGCGAATGAAGGCGTTCGCCGCCGCACTGACCAGTTTAGATTGCTGGAAGGAGCAGATAGTTGCCAGAGGCTTTATGATGAGCTTTTGCAAGCCGCCCATGCGGGCGTTGATGAGATTCTGGCCTTTGCTCCCTCTTACCACATCATCGCTGAAACGCTCGGCCTTAGCGAAGAAGAAGGCCGCGCTCGCGTGAAAACGCTACGCAACTACGTCAACATTAAATGCCTCGTGCATGAAGGCGGGTTGCCGAAAAAAGCAGACCCGCTTGTGAACATCCGATATGATTTTGCGGCCATCATGGGAAAGGCGCAATACTATGTGTATGGAGGAAAACACGCGCTGATTCTCCCGCGAGACGGGCGCGATTACCAATTCGTCATTTTCAACATGCCCAGCAACACCCAACAGCTTCGCGAAGAGTTCCAGGACATTTGGAGCGGGAAGAAGCTGAAGGACTTTATCCAGAAACTAAAACAGGCAGCTCATGACGGACAACCTGCCGCAGAAGATTTGATGAAAGCATTGGGCCACGCCTCCGTTTAATTCCAATTTTCTTCCCCCTAAAATGCGGCCTTCGGGCCGCATTTTTTATGCCTTCACGCTTCAGGCTCCGCGCACAAAACCAACGGCTAGACCGTCGCTTTTCGATGGGTTTGCGTTTCCTCCTTCAAACTAACGAAAACCTACAGAAACACCGCCGAAAACCGACGGAAAAACACGTTGTTTGTGACAGGAGAACTGGCGTTTATGGACTTATGCGAGGTCGATAACCGACGCCGGAGAGAAAGCGAAAAGAGAGAGTGATGATGATTATTGACGTTCTTTCAGAAGATGCAACTTCAAACTTTTCTTCCTGCCAGAAGATGGTCGAGGCCGTCCTTTCGATCCGCAAAACGAAGGGGACTTGTGAGCAGGGAGATCTTTTGTCTCACGCTTTTTCGCCGGAAGAGATTGATCGCTTTTGGGACGCGGCCAACTTTTTCACGCAATTTGATTTACAGGAAAATTTCAAATGGAAAACACTTCTTTCGGCATAACAAGCGTCCCTGTCGATTTTAGGGAAGCCATCAACACAAAGGACGTTGATTGCACGAAGGTCATCGCCTTTGACGAAAAGGGCCGCATCTTGACCTTGGTAACGGCAGACGGCATCAGCCTTCCATCCGATTTTTTCGATTTGGATGATCGCGATGCCTTGGACACGGCGCACCGCGTGGCGTGGGAAGTTGCCTGTGTTACGTTGGGAACCCTCATTCTTCTTAACACCATCGACGTGATAGATGCGACGGGGCGCAAACACCGCACGTTAGTCGTCGCCGCTCGGATAGCGCGTCAAGACCCCATGCGCACTAGATTTGCGCGGCTCTTTTTAGAGCCTGAAGAGTTTCTTGTTCACTATCGCACCGAAATCGGGACGGTTCAAAACACGGTCAAAGCGGCCATGGAAAGCATCCCAGAGTTTCAACAGGACTGCCTTGAAAGCATAGGTGCCGCGCTTTCTTTTTCAAAGAGAGGCCGGCAATGACACCCTCTCTCGAAAAGAAATCCATCGACCCAATTGATCTGCGGCTCGGCGAACTTCTGCGGTTAGCTCGTACTGCCTGCGGAATAAGTCAAGAGAAACTTGGAACGATGAATGGGCTCACCTTCCAACAAATCCAAAAGTACGAGCGTGGTGACAACCGCGTTAGCGTCAGCCGACTGATGCACATGGCGGAATGTTTGGGCGTATCGGCCTCGCGCTTTATCGAGAAACTCACCGAAGAGAAAGGTGTCGGGAAACAGACATTCAAAATGGATCTGACACTTTTTAACGGGCGCGAGAATCAAGAGCTTTTGCGCGCCTACGTCAATATAGCCGACAAGGATGAGCGCAGGTTTTTAAGGCTTATCACGAAGCTATTGGCGGATCGGGCGACTGGGAGGCAGCAATGACCAAGTACGAACCATTGCAGCCGCAATTTAAGGACTACTCAATCGTTCCTGAACAGTTGCGGGCGGCCAGAGGATTATTGGACTGGTCGCGCAATGAGCTTGCTCAAAAGGCGGGAACGTCTGCGGAGACGATCAAGAACATTGAGCACGGGATTTATGTACCGAAGAAGGAAACAATTGCGGCAATTGTCGAAATCCTTCTGCGCCATGGCATTCAGTTCGTCCACTATGAAACGCTTGTCACCGTTCCTGATGGAAAGGACGCGGTTGGCAAATTGCAGGCCCTTTCTTACGCTGGAGCAGTTCGCGTAACGGCCTTTGTCCCAGAAATCGGGGAGGAAGGTCATGACTAAAGCCAGCCCCCCACGTCGCATCGTGGATCAAATTACAACCACGACAGACAAGAGGTTCGAGCCAGTCGCGCGCATGGCTGACGCCATCGTCAGAGCGACATTGGAAACTGGCGATTGCACACAGCAGGATCTTCATACGATGGGCTTTGCGCGTCAGGACATAACCGTCCTTTGGCACTTTGCCAACGCGCTGGCCGCCATCGAGCTTAAGTGTCGCGCGAATGGCATCTGTTCCTCTTATGAACGGGAGGTGCGTTATGCCTGAAGCCAAGATGCAGGTTGAAGCGCAAGCCGAGAGCGACCCCAGATACGTTAAAATCGTCGTCTTTGACGCTTTGAACCGCGTGTTGCTGATTAAAAGCAAGAACCGTTTCGTCTTGCCCGGTGGCTGCGTGGAGTGGGACGACGACGATGCCGAAGCCGCATCGCGGCGTGAAGTGTTTGAAGCGGCAAACGTGGCCCTCGGCCTCGTGAAGCCCGTGACGGTTATCAAGACCAAGAGCCGCAAGAACCAAAACGCTCAAACCATCGTCTTTGTCGGACGTTTGTGCGGCGAGGGTCAGGCATCCGGCGACGACCGCCGCTTCATGAATAAGGAAACGTTTCTCAATACGCCCAGCGGCCAAGGCGATCTTGTCCGTTCGCTGGTCGAGGCCGCTCATCGCGTTCTGGTTTCGGAGGAAATCAAGGATGAACAGGCCGAAACGGCCCAATTCGGGCGCGAAAAGTACAATCTTCGCTCTCTCTTTTGACGGGACGCGAAAAACTGACTTCCCAATTTAGGAAGGCGCAAAAAACGATATGGGAAGTATTGAAAAGGAGCAACTTCATGGAAAAGAACGGTTTTGAGTATAATGGATGGCGTTTTTCGATAAAGACGGCCTACCCAAAAATAGAGAAATGCACATTATATCAATGTGTTAACCATATCTCTGTGTTGTTTGGGTTGCCCTTTTATGGTAGTTATGCAACTTCCGGACGAGAAAGTGGTGCCTAAAAAAGTCCTGCAAAAACAGGCATTTCCGTAACGAGAGATACTGACAAAACACATTCAAATAGGAGCTAAAAATGAGCGAAGGCGAAGCAATAGTTCAGGAAAAAGATAAAGAACAAGATCAGGGGAAAAAGCAGGAAAAAGCGGAAAGCAAAGCCGCCTCTGAAAACGAAACGGGGGTGATGCCGCCGGAGGCGGAGCACACTTTTGCTGAACGCACGCTCAATACAGTCGAAAAGCCGGATTTCGATGGCCCATCCAAGCCTGCCGAGACCATTGACCAAGCATATCGCATCGAACGCGAGGGAGGAAAATTATCTCCAGAAGGTTTGGGACATATGGCTGGTTCAGCCGTTTTGGCGCAATACCGGGCGGCGAAGGCGGAAGTCGGCGCACGCTGGTGGCAGCTCGGCGCGCATATGATGGGAAGCCGTCTGTTGACCTGCACGGTTCCTGTCGTGGCCCTGATCGCTGGCGGCGCTATTGACGTCGCGATCTTCGGTGGTGCCGCAAATGGCCTTATGCAAAACAACCCGTGGTTTACGGCTCTTGCGGGAGGCTCTCTCGTTTTCGCGGCGGGCATTGGCTTGTCCGAGCATAAAGGATTTCGAGTGTTTCTCGGAGGATTGCTGGTTACTGCAAGTATCGGCGCTTCAATGCTCGCGGCGGACAATCCGAACTTCAAAGGTCATTTTGCAAACATGTTACCGCAGAGTTTGCGCTCACAATCCTATACGGCTGACGAGAGCTTGGCCAAGGCAGAGGCGCAAGCCATTCACTTCACCGAGAAACTCGCAAGAGACAGGGACACGCTTGATCACGGCGGCATCGGTGGAAAACCCATCTTGGGCGACGGCTACACAGGCAACGACGAACAGGGTCGACAATTGATAAACGTGACCATTCCCGAAGATGAAAAACTTCTTGGCGAAGCCAAAGCAACAGCAGCGAGTCTGACATCAAACAAGAAGAAGACAGATGCGGAAAGCCCCGCCACATGGTGGGGGCAGATACTTGGAGCGGGTTATCTGGGGGCTTGGCTCATTGCCTCTCAGTTGGTTGTTGCGACGGTCATTGCGCACGCAGCTTCGACTTTCCGAAAAGGGCGGAAAGAAACGGCGCAGCGTCGGGTTAAAGAACTGTTCGTTCATGATCTGGAATCCTCGCGTGGCGAAGCTGCCGCCAGAGTCGCGGTCGGCGACATGGTTCACCGCTATCGTGATGCCATGACGAATGCCTGCAAAAAGAATCCCGTCGCGCAGGAAGTCAAAACTCGTTTGTGCGAAATCGATACTCTTTTCTCCGGAGAAAATATGGGGACGGCCATACAAACGGGAGCACAAATGGTGAAAGACGCCGTTCATCCTCGCCGTGAAAGATTTGAGGAGGATGACAAAAATCAATCAGGCCTAATGGGGACGGTTGTGAGCTTGGCTCAAAGACGAAAAGACGCTGCCTCTGGCAACAAGCCTAACAACACGCCTGCACCGTAAAAGGAGGAAAAAGCGATGCTCCCAGTTTTGGAAAAGAAAAAAGAGGAACTCCAAGTCCTCACGAAGTTGGACAGGGCAATTGAACGGCCTTTCAATATAGCCCCCGTTCAATACCATGCCGACAACAAGGCACTCATTTCCGTCCAGAACGTCATGGACAATGGATCGGATTGTCTTGCTGATCCCCATGGTCTCATTGTCGGCGCGTATAATGGCGTGCCTATTTATCAGGATGTTGAAACGCACGGGAACGTCATAGGCAATACAGGATCGGGAAAGACCGCCGCTTCGGCAACGTCTAACCTTTTATCCTATGCAGGCTCCGTTGTTTCCCTTGAGATCGGCGGGGCTACGTTCAAGAGGACTTACAATCATCGCAAATGGACTCTTGGGCAGGATATTTATATTTTTGATCCCCAGAACATCATCGGATTGGGATCAAGCAACTACAATCCTATGGACGATCTAGATCCAAAGGAGCCTGATTTTTATAGCCGCATTCTAACAATGTCATCTGCTCTCATATCAGATTCGCAGGGACATAAGGAGCAAAATCCCTATTTTAGGGAAAATCCGAGCGGTCTTATTGCGGCGATGATCGTCTATCTGAAGCTGGCAGACACAATACCCTATGAGCACAAGAATTTTGTTTATATGGCAAAAATCTTCAGCGAGTTTCCGTCGGAAGCGTGGGACAAACACATTGCAGAGCTAACAGGGTGGCGCGGCCCGCATCAAAGATTGCTGAATAAGTTCGGAAATTATCTTAGCACGGCCCAACCCGGAGACCAGAACGTGCGCTCCGTCGTCACGGCGACTTCCCAATGGTTAGACAAATGGATGGCTGATGATTGTCTTGGTCAGCACATGGTTTCCTCGGACTTCTCCATGATGGACCTGCGTGGCAAAAAAACGACGATCTACATCGTCATGCCGAACGTTGACGAGTATATCAATTATCAGCCGTGGCTTCGTCTTATTTTGCAAAGCGCAATTGATGGCACGCCTAATCCGGGCAATGGAGGAAAAGACTTTAAGAAGGAAGACCGCATCCTGTTCATGATCGATGAGTTAACGCAACTGGGGCATCTTCAGGCCATTGCGACGGGCGCTCAAACGGTACGCCAAAAAGGCATCATCTTTTGGAGCTTGTTTCAGGACTACGCAAGTCTGAGGGATGTTTACGGCGAAGAACGAGCCGCCGCTTTTCTTGGGTCTTCGGAAGTCGTCCAGTTTCTTCGCAGTCACGAACCCAAATCGATTGAATATATCAGCAAGCGTCTTGGCCGCTACATGGTCTATGTGCCGACCGTGAGCGAAGGACAGGGAATCCAACTCGGCGTTGGGGAGCAAGAGTCTGTCGCCAAGGGAACGGTTGACCAAAATACTTGGCAAGTCGCGGTCTCAAACTCTGTCGGAAGGACGGCCCAAAAAACGAACTCCATCGTAACAACGCTTTCTAACTTTTGGAGCAGCATGTCCGGTCCCGGTGGATCAAGTTCCGGATCGGGTGGCTCGACATCGACCTCCCACGGCACGGCTGACACGCAAGGTGAGTCAACCCAGTCCGGCAAGACCGATTCCAAGGGGGGAGGCACCGCTGAAAGCGAAACCACGCAAAAGGGGCGCAACAACAACGAGAGTTGGAGCACGAATTATAACCTGTCTTATCAGCCCATTGTCATAGATGGAATGGATGCCCGTCAGATAGAAGATTGTTTTTCCGGTGAAAAACAGATCCTTTTTATCAGCGGCAGGAAGCAGAGCCATTGCACTTTGGACCAGCAGGCGCGATACTATGAAATACCGTTTTTGAGGGAGCGTGCGGAAGGCCCGCCTATACCTGAAGCTCCTGCTTTCCCCGATCCGCCCAAGAAGACGGTTGTACGGCTGAAGCCGATGCCGCCCGTTGATCTGGAGGGGTTCAATTTGGACGAAAGCAAGCTGAATTGGGTGCCTAAGAATCCTGTCGCGTGGACGGCTCCCGCGAAGCTTTCCGAATGGGGGCAAGGCGTTAAAGAGACCTGCGAAAGGTATCTCGGAGCGCGGTATCGGCTGGACAAGTTCAATGAAAAGCCCGGCTTCTTTAACAGTTTCTTCCGCAGTCCATACGTCAAGGCCGCGACCGCAGCCGGAGTCGCTACGACTTGCTATGTCGGCGGTTCAATTATGGCTGCCGGAATCACGTTTGGCGCGTTGATGTTGACGGGCATAGCCGCCGCCTCATGGCAGCGATACAAACTGGTACGCGAGAAGTTTGTTTGCTGGAAGGACTACACGGACATGCGCGGTGCGGCCATGAAGATGGTCAGGGATCAACTTGATCCCGTCATGGAAGCTCACGATGCCACCAAGGAGTATATAAACGAAACCGTCGAGCGGCAGCATGAACTCGTTACCGGAAACGGGAAGATGGAGTCCGCTCTGGCTAACAGTCATGAGGTATTGACGGAACTGTTGGAAGAGCACCGCGCCAATCTAGCAACCAGCCGTGAGTTATTTGGAGAAATCCGAAGCGGTGCCGTAAGTGGCTGGTCTTCGGGGGATTGGGTGCGCTACGCCAACAAATTGCGCAAATATGGGAGAGTCCGCGAGAAGTTCTTTGACTTCGACAGAGGCGATTATCTTGTCCAGCCCCCTTTGGTCACGCCCACCAAACTTGGCCCGCCACCACCACGCGCTTTAACAAGTCGCACGGCTCCGATGCCGGAGATGTTCGAGGCCGAGGTGTTGGCCCCAGAAGTCTCGCAAGAACTTGCCGTTCTCCCTGAAAAGGGCGTGGAAACGCGCAAGGAGCTGGAGGCCTATTTTGACACGCCCTTGACCGGATATGATCTGCCGGACGACATCAAGACGGTTGGCGACGCCGTGTCGCGTCGTGCCGAACTGGCACCTTCCAAAAAGCGGCGTGATCGCAAAGACGTTATGCTGATGGATGCCGCGCTGGAGTCGGTGAAAGACCCACACCTCGAAAAGTTCGACGGCCTTGTCCGGGGATACGTCACGGGTCTTCGTGAGGATGAAGACTCCTATCATCAGCTTTTGCGCAAGCAGATCCGTGAAGGTCAGCAGAACGTGATGGGTACCATCGGCAAGATAAGGCAGTTCAACGGACAGGTCATGCGCCTCAACGAAGCGCAGGTAAGCTTCGAGGGCTTTGCTAGACGTTTGGACGAGGCCCGCGCCGCCGCGCACCATCGGGCCCACGCCCGTGCGATCAGGGACATGGAGGACATGGAACGCGCTTTCGACGCGCAAAGCGAAAGACTAAGAATACGCGGGCCGCTGGTTCCGCCAAAACTGCCAAGGCAGCGCCCTGAGCTAAAAGCAATCGCGCCGCCGAAGTGAGGAATGGAAAAATGACAGAAGAAAAGAACTATATCGCCCCTCCACCGGAAGCCGATGGAGATTACAAGTATTATCTGGTCGCAGGAGATATGCCTGTTCGGGTTAAACTTGATGAGAACAAACATGAGTGTCTTGCGGAAATGCCGAACGATGGCATGCCGGGACAAATGAAGGTCAACAATTCTATGCTCTCAATGATATTTAAGGAGGAATATGCTGATGAGATTACAAAAGAGGACTTTATCGGATTTTGTGAGGGGTACGCCACCTATTGCAAAAGAATGGCTTTGTCAAACACCCCTCGCGTTGAGGACAGCGCTTGTTTTCAGAATCGAGAACTAAATTTTGATGAGTTGTATGCTAAAGCCGTCGAGTCCACCCCGCTTCTGAGTCAGTTTGGTGACAATGTTCTGGATGATCTTCGAACAAAATTTCCAGGCAAGTTTGAAGACGCCAGATTTGAGACGGCCAACTTAAAGGACAAAGGCAAAGCTGAGGCAAAACTTCGAAGGGACTACGATGGAAAGCTGTGGAGAGCCGTAAACCTATGCTGTGGTTGGATCGTTGTGAACACAGCTGAAGAAGTTGGCCTTGCCATAGAATACATCAAAAAATATGCAGAGGCTCTTAATCTTGTAAGGATTAGGAATCGCTTTGAGACGCCAGCGAATGACCTTTATCGCGATGTATTGACGAACGTGAAATTGAAAAATGGGCATGTAGCAGAATTTCGCATCGAATATACAAAAATGATGTCCGCACGAAAACTGACGAGTTTACCTCATGAAATCGCGCAAGACCTTGAAAGCAACAATCTTGGCAAAGAGCTGACGCCGGAAAAGAAAAAGATAGTTGTAAAAATAAGAGATGACATTCGTTGTACACATTGGCGTGCTGTGAAATAAACTCGGCTTTCGGAAACTCGAATGCAATAACCAGAAAGGTAGAAGACAATGACTGAAGAAAAACCCTATATCTCCCCTTCACCGGAAGCCGATGGAAATTACAAATATTACTGTGTGGGGTCCATCATACCCGTTAGAGTTACAATCAATAAACGTAAATTAAAAATATTTGCTGAGTGCCCAGATCACAAGAAAGACGGGGTTCTGATGCCTAACATTCATATGCTGTCTGTGATCCGGAAAGAGGATGATGTGACATCTGTTACAAAAGAAGAATTCGTGGATCTTGTTCGTGATTACATGTCGAACAGACGCAAGCATCTTCCAAGATCTGAATTTAAAAATGATTAAGTTTATATAGTGTGATTTGAATTTAAGCTGAGGACAAAATGGCGGACTATTATAAGCAGAACCCCAATTTTAGCCTGCAAGAATTAATTGCTCAAGGAAAGGAAGCTCTTCCTGAGTTTCAAGAAGTTGTGCATAACATCTTTTCAGATCTTAAGGAGGCTCACCCAGATCTTTTTAACAGCGCAACTGTAGAAATAAATGAGAAAGCCGAAAATCGCATCATAGAAAAGGTTGAAGGAGACTACGAGGGGGTTTGTTCTCGTATAACTGACATCATCCGCGGCAGAATAATTGTTGGTCCGTTAGAGGAAGTTCAAATCGTCCGCGACTATGCCCAAAAAATGTCCGACGAATATGATGTCACAAGCTTGAAAGACCGTTTTGCCACCCCAACCGAAAGTGGCTTTCGTGATGTAAATATGACGATCCGGCTCAGCAACGGCCACGTTGCTGAGTTTAGATTTGAGCAAGAAGATATGGTGGAGTACGGCAAGATGACTCACTATATCTACGAGAAAACTCAAGAAATTGAACGTGCAGCAAATGAGGACGCTGAAAAGAATGGATACCCTGCCCCACAATTCACGCCGGAACAGGAGAAAGAACTCGAAATAAATGGTGTGGTCAGCAACTATCTGCATCAGGTTGGTGCAGATATTGTAGATCAAGACGTGTGTTTAGACGAATCTAGCAAGAAAAGGATACTTGAGGCGCATCTCGAAGGAGCAGCACTTGAGATAGGGACACCTGATGCCAACAAAAAAATACATGAACTAGTTGAGGAGGCAAAAGAAGCTGTAAGATTAGAAAAAGAAAAGCACGCTTTAGAAAAACAACAAGAAGCTGAAAACAGATTAGAGGTTCTAAACCAAGAAGCCGCTGAAGCCCGCGCCTTGGCGGATCAGAAGACAACCGAACTGGAGCAAGCCCAAGCTCTTGCCGATGAAAAGGCACAGATTGCCGAGCAAACAGCGGCGGCTGCGGCGGAGAGAATTGAGCGATTGGAATATTCCACCCAGCTCTTGAAAGACCAAATGGAAGACCTGCCCCCTAACGAGGCGGCGGTTAACGAAAGGGTTTGCGAGAAGAATCAAGCTGAGATTGCGGAATTAAATGCGGAGATCGCCCGCACCGCCGCCGAGGCCGAAGCGGCCCAAGAGATCGTCGAAACCATTTTGCCTGAACAACAGCAGGCCGAAGCCGCTGCGCTTGCGGCTGAAGCAGCCCTCAAAGAGGAAGAAGCCCGCCGTCAGGAAGAAGAACAAAAGGCGCTTGAGGAACAACGCGCCCAAGAAGAAGCGCAACAGGCCGAGGAAGCTAAAAAAGCCGAAGAAGCCGTCCAGCAAAAGGAAGAAGTGGCCGAACTAGCGGAACAGGAATCGCAGCAAAAATCGCAAGAGGCGCAAAAAGCCGAAGCGCTTGCGGAGAAGAAGGAAGAAGAAGCCCTTGAGGCCGAAGAAATAGCGCAACAGAAAGCCAAGGAAGCGGAAAAGGCTGAGGAGATTGCCCTAGAAAAAGAGGAAGAAGCCCAAAAGGCGGAAGAAGTCGTCAAACAGGCGACTGAAGAAGAGCAAGAAACCAAAGAGTTTCTGCAGGCGCAAGAGGAAGCAAAACAGAAAACGACAGAAGCAGAAGAAGCTAGAGCTGAGGCTGACCAAAAGGCCGAGGAAGCTAAAGAGGCCAAAGAGGTTGCCAAACAAAAGGCCGAAGAAGCGGTAGAGGCCAAAGAGGATGCCGCGCTAAAAACGGAAGAAGCCCAGCAGGCCGAAGCCGTTGCTGAAGAAAAAGCGGCGGAAGCTCAAAAAGCAAGAGCCGAACTTACAGAAGAGGCAACGCCCGAAACCATTGAGGCGGAGGAAAAAGCTGCCGCGCAGGAGCTTACGGCCAAACAGGCAGAACAGGCGAACGAGGAAGCCCAACTGACGGAAGAAGAAAAAGCCGCACTTGCCGAAGATGCAACGGCTCAAAATTTGGATACTGAAGAGGTTGCTGCCGCGAAGGAAATCACGGCAAGCCAAACGGAACAAACGAGCGAGAAGCCTCAGTTGGTGGAAGAAGCCGCTCTTGCCACAGCGGAAGGAACTGAAGCCGAGAAAGCGCTTCAAAACGATGTTCAGGAAATCGCTGCCACAGAGGATGTGGCTCAAGCTGAGCAAAACGAATCTTCGCTTCAAGATAAAGCAGATTTTTTTGCTTTGGACGAGAACACCGAGAAGACCGCCGCAGAAAAAAAGCTTGAGCAACTGGAATACTCCTCCCAGCTTCTGAAAGATGGAATGGAAGAGCTGTCCCCTAATGAGGCGGCGACTTATGAAAGAACCTACGAAAGCCATCAAGCCGAAATCGCAGAATTAAAGGCGGAGATTGCCCATTCGGCCACCGATGCTGCCCAAACCGAACCCGCGCTCGATGGGAATGAAACAGCAGAACATGTAGCCTCGGAAGATAACATTCAACAACAAACAGCGGAAATGGCCCAAGCTACGGACGCGGTTGAGCAAGCGGATGAAACAGCTAATTTATCCGATACGGTTGGACAAAACGCTTCTGTGACGACAGTTGAGGAAGCCCAAGAAAACAACGTCGCAGATCAGGCTCTTTCTGGGGATAAGCAGACAAACTTGGCCGCTGATGCAGGTTATGAAGAAGGCACTGATGCTGCCGTACAATTGGAAGATAACATGGCAATGGGGCAAAGTTCTCAAGAGGAATCCGCCGAACTTGCGACGCAAGGCGATCCCCCCGTATCTTCTGACAAGAACGAAGTTCTCGAAACGGTTGAGAGTCAGGCTGATGAGGAGGAAGCACCTTCCGGATCGCAGAATGCGGGCAAATCATCAGACCAGGAGGAAGAGCCTGCCGTTCAACAGGCCGTGCAGCAAACTGTTGACGATAGTTCCAGATCTACCGCTGAAGTTGAAACATCCTCGGCTTCTGCTTCTTCTGAAACGAAGCAAGAAGAGAAAAGAGAGGATTTTACAATAGCAGCCGCCCAAGTTACGAGCATGAGCGTAGGTTCGGGCGGCAGCGCGGGTGGCGGCGGTTCGTCGATGTGTTTCTTTATGCCTATCTTTCCTTCGTCCTTTTCTGAATATGAGCCTATCCTCAGAGGGGGACACAGAAGACGGCGCGGTTCTTGGGATAATCTTGATTTTATGTAACTCGGTGACTTGAATCTAATCCCCAAAAAGAAGGGCTTCTGTAAAGCCTTCAGGCAATTCTTGCCTTACGATCTTTTCGCCGTCCCATGCAAGGACGGTTTTTCCAGTCGGGTCTTGGGGAAGATCGCCGCCACGGATAAGCCATGCTTCGCCGTGTTCGCTTGGATCAGGCCATGTGGAGGTGATGACTCTTGCGTTTTCCGGCACGTCAGGCGTGAGATGCGTTTTATTCCGTGCCTGAAGCCTTTTAAGGGCATTTTCAGGACTTTCAGCCTTTATCCTAAATCCTATGGCTTGAGCACGCATAGAGACGATGTCGTACTCCGATACTTGTTTGCGTTTCATTTGCTCGCTTTGCATGAGGGATTCCTTTGTTAGTTTCAAAGTAATATATGACCGCCGTTATTTTTTCTCAATTCAGAAAAACAAAATTCGCATTGTCATCTGCAGGCACGAACTTGATCACGAAGCACAGCATAATCTTTTAATGCTTCCGCGAACGCTGCATCCTCAGGTGCGGCCTCAATTTCTGCCGCCAGCCTGTTTTGAAACGCTCTGCTGTATTCCTTGATCGGTGGACAGGCGGAAGGTGCGTTAGAGCTTCCCATCATGCAGGCGTTTAGCAAGGTCAGCGCGAGTGCGAGGAGCGTCCATCGTTGCACGAAGTTGAGCATCTTTTACCTCTACTATTTTTTTGAGTTGGTCATAGCGTTCGGCTGTGCGGCCTGATTGCTTTGCGCCGAGCAGAATGGCGAGGACGGACAGGGCTAATGCGCCCCAACCAATGATTTTAATGAGATTGCTGGATAACCAGCTTGTCAGGAGCGTCCACATTAGCGCAGCCCTTTCCTGTGGTCGTCGATCCGCGCCCAGATCATGGCTCCAACACCGATGAGTGTGACGGCCAGCAAAAGCCACTTAGCGATGTCCAAATAAGGAACCAGCATTTGAAGGCTGTCGCGAGCTGGGGTGATGGCGCTATTAACGGCCTCGATGGCTCCAAGCCCCACCGTTGCCGCCGTAGCCGCTTGTCCGCCCTTGACTGTGCGCGTTTGCTGTAGGCTCTTGGTCGGAGGCTCTATGCCAGCCAGAACCAACGCCTTGTCAATTTGCGCGGCTGTGTAAGGCTGTTGCCCGTTTTCATGGTGGATGATGGCCGTGACGACTGCTTTCAGATGTTCGTATTTGTGCATATCCAGCACAACGTCCGGCGCAAAACAGGCCTCTTCAGAAACGGCCTTAATATAGGCCACGGTATCGTTTTCAGTGCTGGGTGCCCACCGACCGATGATCTGGCGAATGCTTTTCAGACCATGCTTGTCCTGATATTTGATAAGCGTCCGAGCCAACGCGCGGATGCCATAAATTGGGGTTTGAAACACGAAAAAGGCCGTATCCGTTTGGGTCTTGGCCAAGCCCTGCCACGGATCATCCGTCCGGCGTAGGTTGCCGGGGTTGTTGTTACGGATGCCTCGTGATAGTTTTTCTTGATTCGTCATAGGTTAACCTCCTGTTGTTAAAGGCTGAAAAATGGAAAAGCTGGGTCGTATCGAGAGCGTTGATCTGCGGTCAATTTGGACAAGCGAAGATCGGCACTTCACGCCTTGGTTGGCGCAGCCGGAGAATCTCGAAATTTTGGGCGATACTCTTGGAATGGAGCTGGAACTTGAAGCCCAAGAGAAAGACGTTGGGCCGTTCCGCGCCGATCTTTTGTGTAAGAACACAGCCGAGAAAGACAGCTGGGTTGTGATCGAAAACCAGATCGAAAAAACTGATCACAAACATCTGGGCCAGCTCTTGACCTATGCCGCCGGATTAAAGGCGCAAACAATCGTTTGGATCTCGGCTGACTTTAGCGAGGAGCATCGTGCCGCTTTGGATTGGCTCAATCAGATGACGGACAGCTCTGTTCGTTTCTTTGGGTTGGAGATTGAACTTTGGAAAATAGGCGACTCTCCTGCCGCCCCGCGTTTTAATGTTATCTGCGAACCCAATGATTGGGAAAACACAGTGCGGCATGCCGCCGAGGCCATATCCGAGGACGCTACGCCAACACAGAACCTTCGCTTAAAATACTGGACGGCCTTCCGCGCCTTTTTGCATCAGCAAAAGAGCAAACTGCGTCCACAAAAACCGTCGCGGGATCACTGGTACAGTTTCGGAATTGGGACAAGCCGTGCCCACACATCAGCCCTTCTTATTGCAAAGGACAACAGAATCGGCGTTGGCCTAACCATTAATTCAGATAACGCGAAGGAACTTTTTGCAGAGCTTATAAAACAAAAAGAAACTATCGAGGCGATTGTCGGGGAGGAAATGGAATGGCGCGAGATGCCGGACAATAAGTCTTCACGTGTTCAACTTTATACGTCCGTTGACCCGAATGACGAAAAGGCATGGCCGGAACAATTCGCATGGATGCAAGATAAGCTGGAAAAATTCGATAGGGCTTTCCGCCCACTCTTTACATACAAAGTGGCGGATTAGGTTTCTTCTACCGTTCCCCAGACCTCTAGGGTGCGGTTGTTGGCCTCAAAAAGACCTTGCCATTCATCTTGGTCTGGATGATCGTGACGCTCTAACGTCAGGGTGAATGCGTCGATTTCTAATTGCTCGGCACTTTCAAAATCTTTGAGATTATAGACCGCCTTGCGAAGCATTTTGCCTGTTTGCTGCATCATCAGGCTTTCAAAAATGTCGCAAAGGACTTCAATCTCTTCAGAACCACACCCCTTGTTTTTGATGTCATAGGTGCTGGGGTTTTTGTAAATTCTGCTTTCCATCTTTGCCTCCATAAGTTGAAAAAACCGCCGCTTTATTATCCGATCATTATAGCATAAAGAGCCAGCAATATCAATAAGATACGAGGTCTTTGAGGCTGTTTTTGGTCGTGTTTACAAGCTGTTAAGATGGACGCGACATAAGCCAGCGGATGACGTTATCGAGAACAAAGCCGCTCACCGCGCCCAGCGTCAGGATGACGGCGAAGCCGCCTTTCCAGCGGTTCGCCAAGCGGTCGAGTTGATCGAGGCGCGTATCGATTCCATCCACCTTGGTTTTGAGTTCGGACACGGCAGCGATAAGGCTGGCGACTTGCGCTTCCAGCCGCCCGATGCTACGGAAGTATTCGATCTGCTCGTTCGGACTCATGGGCGTGTTCTCCTGTTCCCGTTCTTCGAAAACGGGTTGCGCTTGGGTTTTTGTCATGGGCTTATCCCGCGACGATAATGATGAGGGGCTGTTGGCTATTGCCGGAAGGGATGGCTGCATTGGCACGCAGGATTTCGACGGCGATCTGGCTGGCGCAAACGTGGGGCGCGGCTGGGCGGCGCAGAACTTCCGCCGCGTAGGCCGTGATGCGCAGATCGGCTGTCGTCGGTTTGCGAACGACTTCGATGGCGTTTTGCGTTACGCGCAACATTAGGCTTGCACCTTGTAACCAAACTCTGCGGCGTTAATGTCGGCTTCCGTCCAGCTTGCGGACGTGGCCGGATTGAGCGCCCAGATTTGTTGTTGATTGAGATAGGTGTCTCCAAGGGATTGGTCGCTCCCTTCGTAGTTCGTGCTGTTGACACGCGCTATGGCTCGAAGCGTCCGAGATCCCGCATCGTCTTTTCTTGCCAGAATGTTCGCCTGTACGCCGAAGACCGAGGCGTTCAAGATCGTCGCGTCCGTGAAGGCAAAGCTGTCTATGGCTCCCGCTGTGCCGCTGGCGTTATAGCTTGTGTCTTCGTCCGACGGGATTTCATCCACGTTTTCCCAGTTGGTCGCGCTGCCTGTCGGCGTGAACTGGGCACTGTTGCCGACCCCGTTCGGATAAAGCGTGTCCACGCGACAATCGCCGAGGAAGTCGATATTGGTCGTGCCTGTGCCGTCGCAAACATAGAGATCGTCGATATAGCCATAGGCGTTTGAATAAACCCCACCAGCAAGACGGATTGTGCGAGCTGTGTTGAGCGAGGACGATTGTTTGGTGTCGCCCGTGTAGGTCGCGACGGTCGTGCCATTAACACGAAGTTCAAGCGTTCCGGTCGTATCGTTGATGAATGTTTTTAGTTCGATGTAGCACCAAGTGTTGAGCGGAATGGCCGAAGATGACGTTGCAAGCAAGGTCGACATATCTCCTCGCCAGAGCCTTAAAAGACCATCGATGCAATGCATATAAAGGCCAATTTGTATGGATCCTGAGCTGTCCCTAAGCTGAACAAGGGGTAGCTCTGAATTTCCGGCAGCTTCGCGCTTATAGGCAAATCCAACGATCCATGTCGTTTGATCGTCTAACGTTTTCATAATGTAGTCGCCGCCATAGTTTCCAAGTCTTGCGGCGTTGCTCCCGCTGCGCCGCCCTGCGGTTGGCACTGCTGAGATTGTATAGGTGTTATATTTGTAACCGAATGATGCCGCCGTGGTGTAATGATCGAACCCGTCGAGAAAGCGTAAGGCCATAGATTGTTCTCCTTAAATACGAAGGCCCGCGAAGGCGAAGCCGATGTCCGAAAGCGTGTCGTCAGGGGTGGCCGGAGCCACAAGCGTCAGGATGTCCCCAGCCACAAAGTCGGTCGTGGCAGTGCAAATGAATATCGCGCTTGTGGCGGATGCAGCGAAGTTCATGGTGGCGAACTCAATCCCGTTTTTGCGGAGAGAGAAAGACACGGCAGCCGTTGCGGCTGTCGCTGCTACGCCCTTGCTGAGCGCCATGCCGGAGAGAAAGCGGACGGCGCGCGGCATGGGAAAGCGCATAATGATGGTTCCCGCGCTGGGCTTGCCGACAAAAGAGCCGCCAATATCATAGGGCGCGGCTCCGGCCTCGGCAGCAATCGTGAAGTCGCTGCCGTTGCAATAAAGGAGCTTCCTTTCGCCGCTCCCTAGAGAGATGGCCGTGCCGGATGGCGTTTTGACCGAGAGCGCATAGCCGCCCGTGGTTCCGTTCTCGACATAAAGAAACTTCGCGCGCGCCGGAACCGTGACCGTTCGCGCCGCCGTCAATGTCCCCGTAAACTTTAACGCCATATTGCCGATCATTTGCGCGTCGGTCAGCGTCAGATTGGCGTCCGTCAGCGCGATGCTCGTAAATTGGCACAAGGCCTTGTCCAGAACGTCGAAGGCCGTGTTGGCCGTGACTTCCTTTTGAGCTTGGCTGGCGGCGATGTGGTCTATGAGAAGATTGGGGGTTGTGGTCATGGCTTTTCCTCAAACAATCGCGGTTCCGGCATAGCCTCGCCCGATGGTGCTGTTGATTTGATAGACGGCGATGGACAAGACGCTCTGCGCCGCGCCGAAATCGGTTGTTTGATCGGCGGCGCTATAGGTTGTCGTCGTAGTGCTGGCCTCAAGTGTTCGGGCGACTGCGCCGCTTTTCAAAATGTCGATTTGGTAAGCCTCGCTATCCTCGAACAACGGAATGTCGATCTCGTCCAGCCATTCGCCGTGCCACCGTGTCCGGCGCGCCCATGTGAGGGTTATGTTGCCCAAACCATCACGGCTTCCTTTAACGTGAACGGGCGAGAAACACCGCAAGCTGGCCGCGTTGTATTTGAGGCTTGTTTGTGCCGCATCGTCCCAATCCCCGCCCGACGGCAAGGCTTTGTAATAGGCTGTCTGGCCGATTTGGGTTGAAGCCATTGCCATGCGGTAAAGACTGCCTGCGGCCAGAACCACGAACTTGTCACCAATCGCATGGGTGCCAACCGATCCTTCCGTACCACGCCGCCCGCGCAGGAGGCCGGATAACTCATAAAGGTTTGCGGCCAGCAGGGTCGCATTGCGCCATTGAATGATCTCATTGCCGAGCAAAGCGACATTGGCCCAATTCAGAACCTCCAGCGCCGTCTTGCTATCCAGTGCCCCGCTTGAAAGCGAGATTTGAATCTTGTTCGTTTCATCCCACGACCACGGGCTAAGTGGCGCGGCTAGAACGCTTGATGCCCAGCCATAGGTCGGGATTTCAGAACCCGTGCCGATAATGTCCCATGTCACTCCATCGGGGGAGCGGTAAAGGCTTGCACCGCCCGCATCCTTGATCCCGAAGGCATAGTAAAGCCCCAGCCCATCGTCGCCATCGCGCAACATGGGAAGATCCAAAACAAGCGCGGCAATCGGCGTTGCGATGGGGATAAGGACGGAGGGCAAGGCCGCTTCCGCGCCCTTGGCCGAAGAGCTATAGGCAATCTCGTCTTCAAAGACGGCTTGGCAAGCCACGATATTGTTGCCGCCAAAATCCACTTGCGTCAGGCGTAGCTTGAGCGCCGCGTCCTTCAGTGCCAGCTCGATCACATCGGTCGGATTTAGTCGCAGCCACTTCGGAGGAAGGTTGAAGTTGGCCGTTGTCCGTCCGATCCATGCGTTTGTCAGAGTCTTTTCAGCCACTTGAGCGGCTTCGTCGGCGGATAGAACGATGGACAGTTCCACCGTCTGCTGGTCTTTGGTCGTGACGGCGTTGCTGTTGCGCGCCGCGTTTTGCGTGTTGCTTTGATAATCGCGGTCAGGATCGTAATGGGTCAGATCAATACGAAGGGGAAGCTCAAGCTCCTGATCCCTTGTTTCCGTGAGTCGGACGGGGTTTTCTTCGGCCTCCCCTTCCACCGCGCCAAGGTCGTCGTAAGGGATCACGGCCACCGTTTCTTGCCCACGCGGGATAAAATGTAGAACCCCGTCCGTTTCCACCGCGTCAATAAAGAACGTCCCTAAAAGCGGTTCCAACACGTCGCGCATGGAAGAGCGGCGGTTCATGACATAGCCGCGCATGGATTGATCAATCTCACTTGTCAAAATGTCGGTTTGTTTGAGGCCCGCCCGCAAGCAAAGATCAGTGATAACGGAGGCCAAGGCGACTTGATCCGAGCCATAACGCTCAAGAGGATATTTAACCTCACCATCGCCTGTCATGATGATGGCACTATGCGTGAACTTCTCATAGCAGCCACAAAAATGCGTCGCGTGGGTTGGGAGGTACGGCAAAAGATCAATGGTTTTTTCAACCCGCATCGAAACAAGATCAACCAGCGTCGCGGTTGTGTCATTCGTCGCCCAGAGCCGCCCCTTTTGCGGAAAGGTATAGTCATCTTGGAGCGTGTAACCTACCGCAAACGAAACGCCATCCACATAAGCGACAAACCCATTATCGGGATGCCACTTGACGATCCGGTGGAGCATATTGACCTTAAAATACAAATGACCCGTTGTGTCGTCCCAAAAGATGATATTGGGACGCTGGCCGCCCGTCCAAGCCGCTACGTCCCATTCGGCTACGTCGCCATTACCCAGAATGTCCACTTCCACGCGCCGGATTTTGTCGGATGCCGCTTGCCAATAGCGCCCATCAGGATCGGCGCACATGGGCGCTTCGTTCGCGCTTGGGAACCATTCGGATAGGTCTGCAATCAATCCAAAGTCGAGATCATAAATCTTGCGCGAACGATGCACAAAAATCTTGTCGCCCAACACAAAGCCGCTAACGCTGAAGTCCACACGCTTCGTCGTTTTGGCCACCACAGCCAAAGTGTCGGGGTTTCTTTTGCAAAGGTGCATCCCGACGCCATAAGCGTTTGTCGCGTGATAGAGATAACCTTCGCTGTCCAGCCCGCGCAAATCGCCATAAACGTCATCAACAAGCGGCGCATTAAGCGCCAAGGTTCCACTCACAAGATCATAGCGAAAGATGCGGTCAGCCGACGTGCCAATCAAAGTTCCGTGTGCGGGATTAATCACGCCGCCTTCACGAAACATGCCGGAAACCTTCGTCATCACGAAAGCGTCGCAATCCATTGCGCCGGAGGCTACGACCTCGGCGCTGATATTGGGGATGCGATTGGCGAAGTCGGCCAATTGCAAATCCGTGAAGGACAAATAGCAAAGCCCACGATAGGCAGGCACGTTGCCCGCGCCAAGGTGCATTTCCATCGTGCTGTCGGGTTGTTGATTCTCTGTGCCCGTATGAATACGGATCACGCCCGGATATTTCTCGGTCGCTTGGGTGTTGCTGGCTGTTGCATCGTAAATCAGCTTGGTATCTGCCCACACGCGCCGGATGGTCGAGACAGGCCCCGCGCACAGGCCAACGGCGAACGAAACCGAATAGGTATAGGTTGTGCTGGTCGCGCTGCCGCCGCCGCCTTTGCCGCCGCTTTGGCGGGAGACGTGCCGTGTTTCTTTGAGGGGCGTTGACCAGATCACATTGCCGGACACGCGCATGGTGCCGTAAACAAGTTGGATCGTGCCGCCATAAGTGGACGTCTGAACCGATAGATCGCTAAGGCGTGACCCCTCAGTGTTCGATCCTTTGCTGCCCCCGAACAAAAGGTTGCCGAGAACGACACCGCCCATCCAGCCGATAGACGCACCGATCCCGATGGCGGAAGTCAACCCTGCGCCAACAAGACCAAGAGCAAGAACGGCCATTTATTCGCTTTTGCAGAAAACAGGATAACGGTAAGCCGCGACAATCCGACACCGCCAGCTTTCGTCCAGCGCATGCTCGACCACTTTGCCGACGCCGGAATAGCTGTGGATGATACCTTTGTCCGTTATCAGCGCGACATGCTGCGGTTCGCGGCCCCACGCCATAAACAAGATGTCCGCCAACGTCGCTTCGGCCACGGGGATTTCAACCAGCCATGTTGCCAGTCCTTCGCGCATGCGGCGGCTGTTGGGCAGCATGGAATAATTGGCGAAGGCCTGTGCCTGTGGTGAGGACGGATCATAATCCACCAGCCCCAGCGCAACGCCGACGCCTTTGATCAGGCCGATGCAATCGCAGCCAGCCCTCTTGACCGAGGCTTGGTGATGAAACGGTGTGTTGAGCCATGCGCGGGCTTCTGCCAACACGTCCATACGGGAGGGGTTATTTTCCATCAGGATAACTCAAAACAGCGTCCGTGCCGGGGACGTGGGGTTCGCCGCGAAAGTTTACGGCGTTGTCGTAACGCCCGCAGCAAGTCGAAAATGCCTTATCGCATCCGGGCTGAACGGCATACCCGTCACCCACCGCTATTTCTGAAGGCATGGGCAGGAACAATTCAAAGAACCCAGCCGTGAAACTGCGGACTTCCATCTTACGCCCTGTGTTCGCGCCGCTTGTCCATGTGACAAGGCCACCGCTCCAATAGTCATCGGCTTCGGTTCTGGCTGTGTCGGTGAAACCATACCGATCCGTCGCGACCGTGACTGTTCCAGAAATTGTCAAAGCCGCCAGATCAATCTTGCAGCGGCTATCACCCAGATCGGCGCGGCAGTTGGGCGTATAAAGCTCCCCGATATTTTGCGCGAGGGCTTGTGTGAGGCCGCGCAGTTCAGCCTTAAAGAAAGTATCCTTCATCTCCACCTGGCCGATGGTGCCACGCTTCAAGATAATCTTGCCTTGCGAGAGCGCGTTCCAGTTGACCAGAAAGATCAGCACTTCGGCATTATCCCAAAAGCCGGAGCGCAAGTCGGCGGCTGTTATGGCCTCGCTATCAAACGCGCTTTCAATATCGAGATTATCCACCGACAAATCAGAAATCGTCTGGATGGCCGAGCGCGTATAGCCCGTCCGAGCCTGATAAACCACAGTGTCAATCGTGAGATCCCGATCAAAATCCGTGAAGCCAAACACGGCCCCGTCCTTGCGCGTGACCTTCCAACAGGTCGCAAGGCTGGTGGTCTCGCCCGCAATATGCGCGGCAAGTTGGGTTGAGGCTGTTTTCATGGGCTATACGCGGATTTCTACAATAGGAATGGACGACCATTCATTGATGTTAAAGTTCTCAATCGTCGCTTCCATGCTGTCTGTGTCGAAGCGCACAGGCACGTCAAACTCAAAATCCGCCGTGACCGCCACACCTTGCGCGGGCGCGGTGGAAAAAGTCAGAACACCTGTCGCTGTGTTGATCGACCAGCCGGAGGCTTGCAAAACGCCCGCAAGATAAGGCTTCACCGTTCCCAACACAGGCTTTGTGATCGTGCGCGTCTCGCTTCCTGCGCCGGAGGCATAGATTTTGACAAGCTGAAAGACTTTGTTTGCCCCATTGCCCGTGCCAAGCAATTGGTCCGTGGCCTTGTAATCCGTCCAGTCCTTGAAGCGAAAGCCATAAGCCTTGCCCTTACGCGCACGGAAAAAAGCGATCAATAGATCAAGCTGGCTTGGTTTCTTGAGGCCGGATGACACATCCCAAGCCCCGCGCGCAGCCGACCAGTTCATATTTCGTTGCTCGTACCCCGATGCCGTTGCGACAACAGAAGTCGAATAGGCAGGCCCACCCGTTGCCCCATAGGCGATGTCGTCCGGAAAGCGGACTTCGTGAAAGGTCATGGTTTATCCTTGGATATAGGGGGCTATTGAACCCCAGCGGCGATTAAATGCGCGCTGTATTTTTTGTCGCTGTCCATCGTGTGGTCCATAAGCCAATTGACCAAGAACAGGAGGACTTCTTGCGTCAACGCTGTTGTGATGCCGCTTTTGAATTTCTCGTGAATGTCCATGACTTTCTTGGTCAGGATAACATGCTCGGCTGCGTGTGCTTCCGCTTCGGGATAGCCTGTTTCTTTGAACAGCTTCTCTTCATACTGAAAATGTTCAACCGTGTAGCTGATAAGTCCGGCCAACGTGTTGCCAACGACCTCCTGTCCTTTTCCCTGATAGGTCGCACCGTGCAGCTCGTTGAGTAAATCCAAGAGCTTTTTGTGCTGCGCATCGATAGAGGGGATGCCGACGCTCAAATCGTTGTTCCAGTGGATCAAGGACATATCAAACTCTCTTTCAAAGAAAGAGCGTGGCCGCGAGGACACGACCCGCTCTCTTTGTTGTTGCCCTCATATAAGACCATGCGGGACTATGAAGGCAACAGTTCCTTTTGGCGTGCCTTTTCAAAGGAACTCAATGAAAAACTATATCATTACGGCTTCCCATTAATTCAACATGAGCAAGCCCGTATGCAATGTTCCAGCAAGAGCGAATCTCTTCTGCCGAAAAATTATTATCCTGTAGGTCGCTTCGTCGGCAGGAACCTTTTGCTCGAATAATGCTTGCGATAGCAAGCGACATGCGTTGACAAGGGGCAGAAACATCAGCATCAAGAAAATTCAAGCGCATATTTTGCACTCCTCTTTTAAAAAAAACAAATATGTTCGTTCAGTTATGGTGCCTTACGATTTGGCAGCAGTTTCTTTTCGATTTTCTTAAAGCGCAGGCTCACGCCTACGCCCATAATCAGGAGAAGTAAAAGCGTCAATATGATCGGATCGCCCAAATAGGCTTTCAAAAAGTCCGAACAAAGTTGCCAAGTGGAGATGTCGTTCATCGGTGTTTCCCTTCGGTTTGATTTTATCGACCAGCGGCAAATTCCGCTGGTCGCCGGAGGTTCAAACCGACGTGAGATCGGTGCGATACTCTTTAGCCTTACGGCTTGGACATACAGTATCGCCCCCCGGCGTCATAGCCGAAAGGCGACATCCTTAACGGATGATGTCATACCGCTCACGGAGGTTTGAATCCTCAGAAGGCAAGCGTATGAAACTTGCCTTCATGCGCCCAGAATGAAGGTAAGTCCTTCTTGGGTCAACATAAAAACGAACTATTCCAAGGTCTTGATAAGCTACATATTCCGCTTGGCCCGGCTGATGCCTCGTGCGGCTTTGGCGGCGATCTGACCTTGGCTGGCGCGGAAAGAGTTTGCATCCTGCGTTGTAATGTTCATGACGACATTCACACTTGAACGTGCGCCGCGCTTGTTTTTGGGGGTCACGGTTTCGCCGCGCTCAAGAATCGCCGGAACTTCGTTGGGCTTCAGTCCTGCAATGCCACCGCCGTGGTAACGCGGCGCGCCAGCGAACACATAGGCCGGAACTTGCCGAGAGGGGGCGGTTTCACCAGCTGTGCCGCCTTCATGGAAGATCGAGCTGAACACGCTGTCCAAAAACCCGCCGCTCTCCATGCTGCTGCCCATCCATTTCGATAGAGGCCCCGTGATCGATTGTTGCACCACCATGCGGGTTATGTCGGCAACAATACTGTTGGCCAGATCATTGAGGCTGTTGAGGCTAATCTCGCCGGACGTGACCATGTTCACAATGGCGTCCTCGGTTGCCTTCAATGCCGCCGTAAAGGCTTCCTCAACCGCACCCGCCGTGTTTTCGGCTTCCTTTTGGTAGGCGTGAAAGGCTCGGATCGCTCCGGCCTGTGCGTCCGTGCGTCCGGCAAGGGATTCGTCGTAAGCCTTGCCTTTGGCCTTATTGAAAACGTCTTGGCTGATTGCGCCCGCGTTCAGCATTTCAGTGAGCCGCGCAATTTGCTCGGCATAAGATTCTTCGGCGCTTCGCGCACCTTCTGTGATTTGCTTGCCTTCCTGTTTCAGCCTGTCGAGTTTTTCCTGCGCTTCGGTGCGTTCAAACAATGCCGCCGCATATTGTTTTGTCCGCTCGATTTGTTCTTGCGAGACCGTTTCAGGAAGTTTGGCAAGTTCGCCCTGAATGAACGCTTTGCGCTTGTCGCCCAGCACGTCCATTTGCTTGCCAAGATCGCCAATGACTTTTTCGGCTTGCGAAAACGCCTTTTGATCGAACAATTTTGCGGCCAGATCGCGGGTCTGCCCGACTTTGCCTGCATCCGCCTTGTCCGAAAGGCGCGAGACCGCTTGATCGATAAAGGCTTGCCGTTCATTGCCAAGCCCAAGAAGCTGCCGCTTTAAATCGTCAATAATTTTCTGGTTGGCCTCGGATTCTTTTCGTGCGGTCTCGCTGATTGGCTTTTGAATGGCCTCAATTTGCAGACGCGCCGCTTCTTCAGCCTGTTTAATAACCCCATCAATGGCGCTTGAATCGCTGCCGTCCCGCGCCCGGAGCTTTTCCATGCGCTCCCGTGTTTTTTCAAGCTCGGCATTGATCTTGGCAATCTTTGCGGCGGGATCACTCACCAGCTTGTCCAGCGCCTCATCCAATTTTCTGCGCTCGTTGGAAACAAGCTCCGCGTTGCTCGCGCGCGCGGCGGTTTGTTGTCCCTTCAGGGCTTCCGCTTTCTCGGCAGCAATAGCAGCGGATTCTTTTTGCGAGGCCGCTGTGAGTTTTTCGACTTCTGCGCGAAGTTCTGAAATCTTCTCTTTCTGATCTTCGATAAGGGGCGCGATATTCATCATGCCCTTGGGATCAAAATTATACAGGCGCTCAAGAACCGCCTGCGCCTCGGTCAGTTCGGCTTTGGCCTCGCTCAATTGTTCGCCAAGCGGCGCATCTTTGAAAAGGCTTCCCATGCCACGAAACGTCGCGGCGAGAACCTCAAGGGAGCCTTGCGCCGCTCCAGCCACAACGGAGGTTTCGCCAATGGCTTCCAGCATGTTTTTCCACGCGACAGAAAGCTGATGGGTCGCGCCCGTCACGCCTGTCGCTTCCGCACCCCCTGTGCCAGCGAGAGAATGGGCGACTTTGTCCAGAATGATCCGTTGCGCTTCCGCCGCATTTCCAACATCGACCATATCTTGCAGCATTTGTTGTTCGACAGGCGAGAAATCGACACCAATCTTTTTCAGTGCGCCAAGCCCATCGACAGGATTTTCTAACGCCTTGCCCAGCGCTAGAACCGAAGCGTTCAAATCCTTGCCAAAAACAGATGATAAATCCTGCGCCAGAGAAATGGTGCGCGTAAACGTCTCGCCGGACACAGAGCGGAAGGTCGCCAGAACGGATGCGGCATCCATCACGCCTTCAGCCGTGGTGAGAGTCGTCGCTTCCATCTCGTCGGCAAACGAGCTGAGTTCCCGCGCCGTCAGGCCGGAGGAATGCCCCGTGGCGCGTAGAACGGCTTGAAGGCGATTGTAAGACCGTTCCGCTTCAGCCGCTTCCTGAATGCTCGCCGTTAAACCAAGCGTTACCACGCCCAGCGCCGCACCAACGGCAAGCCCCACGGGGCCGAGCGCGGCCATAGCCGAACCCAAGGGGCCGATTTGTCCGCTTAACCCGACTGCACCGGATTTCACATCATTGGCGGCGGCGTTCAAGGCGATAAGCGATTTAGAGGCAGGCTTTCCGGCAAGCTCGATCTTCTTGAGCGACTTTTCGCCGGATTCCCCAATCTCTTTCAGCTCAGCCTTGACCTTGCCGCCATCCATGACGGACAGGCGAATTGCGAGATTGCGTTCAGCCATTACTTTAAGCCCTCATTAACTTTTGCGTTGATGGCGGTGGCCATGCCTGACTCGCAGGAGGGGAGAAGCTCGGCCAGACCTGTCGCGTCATAGCCGAGGGATTCACCGATCTTGATGGCCGCGCCCATGTCAAGACCAATCACGGCAAATTGCGCCATGCGAAGCTGCCCTGCGCAGCGCAAGGCCACGTCCCACGCTTGCCATCCTTCCATCGTTTGAGGCTCGGACGTGCAATAGGGGCAGCGTTCGCCTTCCGCATTTTCTTTGCCTTTGCTGCACGGCAGTTCCGCGTCCGCGCAAGCGCCGCAATAATCCGGCCCGCCGCCGAAATGCCATTTACAGCGGGCCGTCAGCCGTTTTTTTCCTGTTCCAATATCAGCGTCGGGGCGAGGTAAAGACGCTCGAAAGCATCGGCAAGAGGCCATAAGTCCATAAGCGCAGAAATAGCCTCCGGCGTGACTTCGGCGGGATTGTCCACGCTATCGCCAACGCCTTCCCATTCAAGGACGGAAGCCACGGCCAGTTGTTTGAGCAACGTGGCGCTGCGCGTTCCTGTGTTGGCCGTTTCGTCAGTGTCTTTCAGAGCCGCGACGCGCGCGGCCATAACGAGCGCGGTGGACGCGGGGCGCACTTTCACGCGCACCCCATGGCCAAGATCAAGCCAATAATCTTCGCGTTTCAGGTTCAGCTTGATCATGCGTAATCCTCCACATCATTGGTCAAAACAACGGTCATCATTTGACCCACGGAAGGCTTGGCCGCTTGCCAGTTGAAACTGGCCTGCACACCACCGGGGCCATCGATAGGAAGCTTGGGTTTGGGCAGATAGACTTCGTGCGCCGTGAAAACCAGCGAACGGTTTACATCGATGACATAACTGAACTCCAACGCGACAGGTGTGTTGTCGGTTGCCGCGTCGATCAAAGTCGTATCGGCAAAACGCACATCGATGGAACCTGTCAAGGCGGCAATCGTCGGATCGCTCCCATCGATTTTGCCGTCCGAGCGGATGGTTTCGATGCGCTCCAGATTGTTGGTGTAGGTTAGTTGCGCACCCGTGACGTTGGCAAGTTGCGCCCCGTCTTTCTTGATAGCCCCTTGAAACTGATTAAACCGTGTCAGCAACGCTTGGGTTGGCGTGCCGCCATGACTCGTGGGATTGCGCGTTTCGCTTTGCGCGATGCAATTGATCGTCGCGCTTGCGCCGCCACTTCGTGAATAGCTCAATTGCAGAGAATTGAGCATAACGCCCGCATTCATCATGAATGAAAACGGCTCCGGCATCCCGACCTCAAGAGACAGGCTTGGCAGACTTGCCGCGCCGGACTGATAGGTATGGACATAAGGCCCAACCCCCGTTGTTGTCGGAAGGCCAAGCAATCCCTTAAGCCAGTGACCGAAGTTTCGAGCGTCAACTGGCACAACCACATCGCCATCGACTTTGATCACGTCACGGATCGGCTGCGCCGGATCACGGCCTTGCCCCAAGAGGTCGGACGCAATCAGTCCTTGTTCGGAGCCAAGGTTTGAAGAAACGAACGGGAACTTGATAAAGTTTCCGGCGGGCGGCGTCCCATAGACGCTTTCAAAAGAACCCAATAGTTGCGCGTTCGCGCCATAGGCACGGGCCATGATACTCCTCCGTTTTTGTGGTGAAAGGGGCTACCTAGCCGAGCTGGCTGGCGGTCGTGTAAATCAGTTCAATCGGCACGATGGCGGCGCGGATGTTGGCTGCGCCCTCGATAGCGATTGAGTTGGTGTCCGGTGCTTGTGGCGTTACGCGATCGCATAGGTCGTCCAGCGTTGGGTCGGCGGATAAGGCGGCGGCGATGCTCTGGAACAGCCCATCCATGATGGTGTTGCGCTGATCCGCATCGGCGGCTTGGGCAAAGACTTCCAATGAAGCAAGGTGCTGCCAGTAATAAGAAAGCGGGGAAAGCAAGGTTTCTGGTTCGCCGGAATCCCCATCGCGCAGGATAAGCAGACCTTCGGGCGGTATCTTTTCCGGCAACACGTCGTTGCGCGTCACTTTAGGGCCGGGAATGGTTTGAAGAAGTGCGAACAAGGCTTGAAGGACGGTTTCACGGGTGGTCATGGATTGCCGCCTTCCTGCCAATTCTCGATCACCAAGTTCGGCAAGCGGGCGATCCATTTCTTGCCGACGCTTTCCATGTCGAAGCGTTTTTTGATCGTGATCTGCGGGATCAAAACGAATATGGGAACGGTTGTGAGGCCACGCCCTGTGCGAATCGCCGTCGCGCTGGCTCCTGTGAAGCCACCGCGCTTGCCTTTTCGGGCGCGCATATTTTCCGCCACAAGAAGCGCAAGACCTTTGCGGCGCGGCACAAACACCAGCTTTTGTCCGTGAACCTGTTCCCATGTTTCGGGGGTTAGTTTCTTGCGGCCTGCCAGCTTTCCCGCCGCAGGAAGCGGAATAGCGAGATAGGCGCTTTTATGGGCGCGTATCACCGCGCCGTGGGCGTAGCTGTCGATGACCTCCGGCGCTTTGCTGAACACAAACCCCGCCGCGTTCATGCTCTCGCCTTTGGGAAAGACCTTGCCCCGCCAAGTTTTGGCAAGCCTCTGGCCGAGGCCTGCGCCTGTTACTTGATCGCGCAGTTCTTGTTTGAGGCCATCGGTCGCCGCGTGAACGCCCAGCGTGACGGCATGTTCCGCCGATTTTACCTCCTGCGTAACAATCTTGGTAAGACTGCCTTGCAAGGCGGCGACAAGGCGCAGACTCATAAGGGCACCATGTCCAGCGTCCAGACCAGCCGTTCGCTATCGGCCATCGGCTCGGACTGAATGACATAGGCCACGCCATTCACAGTGAGCTGGTCGCCCACTTGCGGGTTAGAGACCTCGGCGGCCTGAATATCAAAGAGCGTGGTCGAGCTATGAATCCGCGCATCGCCAAAACTGGTCAGCGTGTCGGGTTGTTTGGCGATGACCCGCACGGCCTTGCCGCCGAGACCTCCTTTCGGTAGATACTCGGCGGTTTTGGCCAGCACGGGATCGGCAAAGAGAGCCGCGATCATGGCTCCAAAGGCCATTAGGCCGCACCCTTCATCAACACTTGCGGACGTGTGCAGATCGGGAGCGGGTTCGCCTGCGTGTGCAGCTTTACCCATCGAGCGAACTCGTCGTCAATCGCTTGCTTGGCATAACGAGGCAGACCGATGGTATTGACGGTTTCAACAAAATCCGCAGGCGCGTTGTACTGGCGGAACAGACCCGGCGTTCCAACAGGGAAGAAATGCGCTTTGCCATCGGGGATGAAATCAACGCCCCCAATGCTTCCGCGATATTCTTCAAACACGATGCCACCGAAATCAAACTGGCCGCGCGCTTGTCCCGTCCGCAGGAAGATACTTTCCTGATAACGGTCATAAGCCGCCGTGACTTCGGGGTGCGTGACCAACGCATCAAAGAAGCTCTGCGAACAGAAAGCATGGATCGAGACGTAAGGAGCAGCGCCCAGCGCGTCCTCGATTTTGCGCTTAATGCCGTGACAGATTTTCTTGATCGTGCCGCTTACGGGGGCGACCGTGTCGAGATCGAAGTCAATCTCGCTGTAGGGCGTAACACCAAATTCGGTGAAAAGGTCGTAAAGCACCGTGACCCCGTCTGCGTCCAGAATCTTTCCCTTCAGCGCACCGATCCGCAGATGCTCCAACGTTGCATCATGCTTGGTGGTCATTTCCGAAAGACGGTTGTTGACCACGGCTTGAACGCTTTGAAGCGCATTCTCGCTGCCGAAGGATCGAACGTCCTGCACTTCATCGGCCATGATCGTGTCTTCAAGCGCAATATGCGGCACGATCAAAGAACGGGCTTTGCGCTTTTCGTTCTTGTTCTGCGCCGCAGGGCCACCGCGATGACTGGTTGGGATAAGGGTCAGCGAACCTTCGCGTTCCTCGATCATGATCGAAGTCGTGGAGACGCCGCTTTCCTGAAAGATGCCCAATTGCCCGACCTTGCCGGGAACAAAGGGCAGTTTGTTGATCGCGTCGGTCAACGACGTGACCGAAAACGCGTTGTTTTGGAAAATATCGAGCATAGGCATAGGGTGAGTTCCTTTTGAATGACAAAAGCCCCGCCACCTTTTTCAAGGAGACAGGGCTTTTGTCGGGTGAGAGAACGCGAGGCTTAGACCGCCGCGCGCGCGAGGATGACTTGTTCTTTCAGTTGAGCGATGCCGATGGCTTTTTGCTCTTCCGTCGCGCCTGTGAACCAGACGATTTCGGCAGCATTCACCTCGGCATGACGGGCAAGGATCACGGCTTCCTTATCCCCCGTTGTCGCATCGACATTATCGAGCAAAAGGGCAACAGCCGTTTCAGAACCATCGGTATTGGCGGGATTATATTCCTTGTGCTTGCCCGACCCCGCCGTGACCGTAATCAAGAAGCGGTCGCCGGATACAAAATCCGTCGCGCCGTCTGTCAGCGTAAAGCCAACAGGGCCGACGAACGGCGTCCCGACATGGGCTGTGCCCACCGTGACCCCATCGGGATCTTCGACAAGGAAGGTTCCGGCATTGGCAGCGGGTTCAACGCAAGTGACGGTATAGATGCCTGCCTTTGTGCCTTGCCCCACGGTCACGGCAGAAATCGTGCCGTTGCCCGTGTTACCGCTTGCCGCTGCGCCCGATCCAGTGCCAACCGACACTTTACCGAGAACATGCCCCGCCTTGAGGTTTTGCCCCGCAAGGACGTTCACGTTTTCACGCGAGATCGTGCCTTCGGTTTCTGACACAATAAACTCGGCCTTGTGTTGGCCTTCGGTTACTTCAGTCATGTTTTAGTTTCCTTTCTGGTTGTTACGGTTTTGGTAGATCGCCGCCGTATCGATCTTGGTGTCAGCGGTAGCGATAGAGTTGTCCGAGGTCAGGCCGACGATGGCCGTGGCCTCGTCCTCCTTAACCTTGGCTTCCAAGAGGGCTTGACGCACCTCGGCGGAAGGAACGGACTTGGCCACAAAATCCTTGGCCTTGTCAGGAACGCCAGCGATGGCGCAGAGATCGAACACTTCCGCGACATAGGCCATTGCCTCGGCGCGTGCGTCGGCCTTGGCCTTCTCGATGAACTCCGCTTTCAGCATTTCAAGATCGGGAAGCTCCTTTGCCGCTTCGATTTGCGGTTGGTTTTCTTGGGTCGTCATTTTTATTGCCTTTCTGCTTGGGTTGAGGGTGAAGGTTGAGGAGGAAAGAGAAGTTGAAAGATCGGCCAGTGCGTCCTCAAACGTGCCGATTTTGTCGGCAAGGCCAGCGGCCACGCCGTTCTCGCCAAAGAACAAGGCCGCCTCGGTTGCGCGGACGGCTTCGAGGGAAAGATTGCGCCCCCGCGCCACGCATTCGACAAACAGGCCGTAAACGCGATCCACTTCCGCCTGCAAGGACGCCCGCGCCGGATCGGCCAGCGGTTCGTGGGATGAATAATCGTTCTTATGCGCACCCGCGAAGATGGGGGAGTATTTAAGGCCTTCGTCGGTATCGGCTTGGCTTTGATCGAGGTGCATGGCAATCACCCCGATGGAGCCGACCCCGCCCGTGCGCGTAACATAAAGACGATTGGCGGATGCGGCCAACGCATAGGCCGCCGAGAAAGCGTCCTCATTGGCCACCGCCCAAACGGGCTTGATTTGCCGCGCCGCATAAATCTGATCGGCCAGATCAAACACACCACCAGCCTCGCCACCGGGGCTATCAAGATCGAGAAGGATGGCGCGAACGGACGGATCAGCTACGGCCTGTTGCACTTGTTCCGCGATCTCGGCATAACTGGTCAAACCGCTTTGCGCCTCAAGCCCCACAGTTCGCCGCACAAGCGTTCCCGTGATCGAGATAACGGAAATACCGCCAGTTCCAATATCGAGGCCACGGGCGGCGGCAGGGGCCGCAGGGGGTAAAGTCTCGCCTTGCAAGCGCGGCGCGATAATCCCGACAATCACATCCAGCTTGGCGCGGGAAATCATAAGCGGCGTCGCAAAGACCCGCCCAGCGATATGAGGCAATAGGTTCATGGGTTTTCTTCTTTCTGTGCGGGGTTGGCCTGTTCATCATCGTCCGCAGGCTCATCTTGAGGCTGAACGGGCGCAGCAGGCGCAGACGCAGCTTGTCGCTGAATACCCAGTTCCTTCATCCGCGCTTGATCCGCCGCAATGCGTTGATGCGTTTCGTCCACATCGTTGCCCTCGGCCTCGATGATGTCGGAGGGGGCTTTCCATCCCATCTCTTGCGCGATCTTTTCCGCTTGACGGTCTTTAAGTGGATCGACCCATTCCCATTTGGGCTTGATCCATTTGACGCGATTGTAAGGGCGCGGATTACGGACAAAGTCCGGCAGGCTCAACGCGCCGGACAAGACAGCCGTTTCCAACCACCGCGCCCAGATGGGGCGGCAAAGCTGGAAGATCATCGTCATTTCTTGGAACTGGTCCAGGCGACGGCGGAACTCCACCGTTCCCGACCGAATGCTGGAATAGTTCGCGGCCTTCAGATCGCCTGTGACGTTGGTGTAAGGAACACCCAGCGCGGCAGAGATTGCAAGCAAGGTGCGGTACTGAAACATTTCATAGGAGCCACCCACGTCGGCGGGGGAAGAGAATTTAATGTCTTCACCGGGGAGAAGAACTTGCATAGTGCCGGGAGAAAGTCCTGCCAGCGAAGCTCCGGCCTCGTTCGGATTGCTTTCACCCATGAGTTTATCTTCGGGCGAGTCTTTGGTGATGAAGCCCGCGAACAAAGCCGCGACCTTTTTACGATCAAGCTCCGCATCGTCATATTGATCGAGCAAAAACAACTTTACCAAAGCCGCAGAAATCCACGGCACCCCACGGATTTGTCCGGGTCGCTGCGGGCGATAGATATGCAAGATTTCTGAAGCCGGAACGCGGACAATCTCGCCTTTGTTGCCTGTTTCCGTATTGTCGCCGGGATGTTTGCGATAGAAGTGATAAGCGACACGCCGCCCGATCCCATCGAACTCAATCCCGCATCGAACAGCATTACCCGTCGCGGCGGTTTCCGTTTTTGAAAGCGGGAGCATTTCGCTTTCGAGGAGTTGAAGTTGAAGCGGCACGGCCAGTCCATCCGAAAGTCTCCGAGGGCGAAAGCGCACAAAACACTCGCCAGCTTCAAAGAGCGCATGCGCCACAAGCGCCTGCATTCCCGAAAAATCAGTCAGTCCATCGGCGTCAACTTCCAGCGACCAATCCTTCCAGAGTTGAAGAACGGCCTGCTTCAGTTTTATGTCTTCGATCAAACTGGAAGGCCGGATGCCATCGCCAATGGCGTTTGAAGAAAAACTGTTCGCCGCGTTGGCAGCATAAGGGTTTGAGCGCACAATCTGCCGTGACCGTGCGCGTAAAAGATCGCCGCCATCGGCCACCAGCGAATTGATATTCTCCTCGGTTGCTTTCCACGCAATCAGCCGCCGCTTTGACATTGCGCCTTCAAAGCCCCCCATCGAAGAGGCCATAGCAAGCCGTCCGGTCGCGGCGGAAAACGCCGCGCCGATCCGTGAAAACAGGTTCATGGGGAATCCTTTTTATAGGTCTTTGTCGGCGTAAATCTTGATCTGCCGCGTTTGTGGCTGGCCGTTATCCCGCGCCAAGCCTTGCTCCACCTCGGCCAAAGCGGCCTTCAAATCACTAAGGGAGCGGTACTCCACCGACTTCCCATCATAAGAAATCCGCAAAACGCCACTCGCAATCGCCTGTTTCAGCGCATCGCGTTGAGAAATTGTGTAGGTCATGGGGGGAAGCTCCCAAACTTTGGATGAAGATCAAAAGACCATTGCGCTGCTGCTGCACGGCGCTATGCTGCCCGACCATTTTAGGAACGGGCTTTTAAGTGACATTCGTTATTCAGGATAGATCGCCACTTTTCACAGGTGGCCGCGCATGAGGGCCGAGGCCTCTCATGCTGCAAAACTCAAAAAACTGATCGAAGAAACGTCCCGTCGGCACAACACTTGGCAAGTGTTCCAAGATTTTGTCGCCATGTCCGCCATCAGCATTCGTAACGCCGTGGATTTTAGAGATCGCGACGCCTACGAAGAACAATATCTCGCCATCGTCAAACGCTATGACAAGGAAGAGATCGAAATCTTTCCGAAAATGTTGGCCGAGCTAACCTTGGCTCTCGAAGATGACCTGTCCGACGTTTTGGGGCAGGTCTTTAGCGAACTTGAACTGGGCAACCGATGGAAAGGCCAGTTCTTCACCCCCGATTGCGTGTGCCGCCTTATGGCCGCAATGTCTTATGGGGACGGCCTGCAAGCCGCCATTTCCGAAAAGGGCTATGTCTCGGTCGGGGAACCCGCCGTCGGCGGCGGAGCCATGATCATCGCCTTGGCCCATGAGATGAAAAGCCAAGGCCTCAACTATCAGCGCCAGCTCCACGTCACGGCCACCGACATCGACCTCCGCGCCGTCCATATGTCCTACCTTCAGCTTTCCCTTTTGCACATCCCCGCCGTTGTCATTCACGGCGACACCATCCGCCTGACCGAACATTCGCGCTGGTACACGCCAGCCTGCATTTTTGGTGGTTTCTCCCAAAAGGCCAATCGTTAAAATTTACTGTTCGATCCCCAAAAGGGGGATCGAATTGCTAAAAAGTCGATGCGTGACAACGAGCTGAAATCATTGAGCTATTACTAAGGATGGCTCCCCAACGGGTAAGTTCTTGAAGCATGTTTTGGTTCGATCTTTTTCCCCTTATGTCCACCATTTGAACTTCCAAGGAAGTTCAAAGAAGTTCAAAAAGCCCAGCAAATCAGCCA